TCAATAGGGGCTTTCCAGATCGGCAACCCAACCAGCGGTCGCCGACGGGTCGCGACTGACGGGGACAGGAATGGCCGTGCTGTTCGAAACGATGGTTTTCGACCGCGCGGCATCCGGGTCGATGGGCTCTGCAAATTTCAGCCCGGCCACCGATCCGTCGACCCAGACTACCATGGCCTGGATCGCCTCGAGCGCGCCGATCGATACCGATATGGTCGTCCCCGGCTTTAAAAAGGCGGCGCCGTCCACGCGCGCGCCGGTCGCCGACAGGTTCTTGATCCGGTGTTTCGTCGATGGTCCACGGCCGAGCGCGGCAATCTCAACGCCGAGCAAGAGCTGTTGACGCGGCGAGCGCACCTGCAAGGTGTCGGTGCCGTCCACTGCCGACTCGCCCTCAGGTTCCGGCGCGCCTCCAGATCGCGCGACAGCCGGAATCGCACCGATCTCCACCGCTTCGCTGTCCGCAGCTATGGCCTCATGGCTCGTGTACAAAAAGGATCGTTCCATCAGCCGGTTTCCGCGCTGGCCCGGCGCAGCTGCCGGGTATCGGGAGCGCCATCGCTCCCGGGCACCATTATGCGTCGTCTTGATGAACGATGCTCCCTCTATGGATGCCGTACTTGTACCTACCGGCCCGAATATCCGTAGGTGGTGATGCGCCAATGGGGTCGTGGGAAAGGCTATGGTTCTGAAACGGAGAGGTGGTGGGCGATGACGGGCTCGAACCGCCGACATTCTCGGTGTAAACGAGGGATATAGCGTCAGAAACTCCATTTCAAGCCGATCACGTTTAGAACGGAGCGGCTACAAATGCGAACGGACAGTGATTCTGCTGACCATCGGCGGACCATCCATCCCCCGGCCGGTCACACCCGCGAAAGCTGGGCGATGGCTTGCGACACCGTGGACAGGCTCGGTGAGATCATCGGCGATTTTCCCCCGAACCGCGCCAAGCCACAGTGCATCCAGGATCTGCGGGATGGGAAATGCTACGTCTATTTCATCGGCGGCAAGAACACCCCGGTCAAGATAGGCTTTAGCTCGGCGCCATATGAGCGTCTGGCGGCACTACAGACTGCCCACTGGGAGCGCCTGGGCATCCTCGCCATGGTCGAAGGCAATCTTGGGGACGAGGCATTCTACCACGCCAAATTCTCGTCAAGCCGCCTGAATGGCGAGTGGTTCACCCGCTGCGCCAAGATCGACGCAGAGATAGCTCGCCTCTCTTCCCCCGCCCCGTTCGCCGCTGGCGGTGCGGCATGAGTGGGATTGTTCTGGACGCCTGCTGCGGCTCGCGCATGTTCTGGTTTGATCGCCAGCATCCCGGCGCGGTGTTCGTCGATAACCGATCCGAACGCCACGAACTGCGCGACATATCCAGCGCTGGCGGTTCTCGGTCGCTCGTCATTGAGCCCGATGTACTGGCCGACTTCACCGCGCTGCCGTTCGCTGACGATCATTTCGCGCTGGTAGCGTTCGACCCGCCGCATCTGGTCCGCAATGGCAAGACCGGCTGGCTCGCCAAGAAATACGGCAAGCTCGGCGCTGACTGGCGTGACGATTTGCGCGCCGGATTTGCCGAATGCTTCCGTGTCCTGCGCCCCGAAGGAACGCTCGTTTTCAAATGGAACGAGCATGAGATCCCTGTGTCCGAGGTGCTGAAGCTGACGCCGTACCAGCCGCTGTTCGGCAACCGCTGCGGCAAGACGGCCAAATCGCACTGGCTCGTTTTCATGAAGGCCGCCACCCCGCCCCCTGAACCCCAACCCACGGCACCGGGGTTTCGCGCGATCGGGGGTGAGGGGCTGTGAGGGTCGAGAAAATCGGCAACGCGGTGCTGTACCTGGCTGATTGCCGCGAGGTGATCGGAGAGGCGTCGGCCGACGTTGCCTTGTTCGATCCGCCTTATGGCGTCGCCGGCGGATGGGGTAGCGGCTTACGCAAGGGTTCTGCCCGAGCCGCCAAGAGCGCCTATCAAAGCGATGCGTTCGAAGACAACCGGGCCTACATCGAGAACGTCTGCGCGCCAGCCGCAACTGCAATGATCGCGCGCTTCGGCCGCGTCGCCTTGACGCCCGGCATACGCCACATGAGCCTGTACCCGGAGCCCGCCCATATCGGCAGCTTCCAATATCCCGGCACCACTGTGATGAGCTGCTGGGGTCCGGTGCATTGGCAGCCCATCCTCTATTATGGCCGCGACCCGTACCAGGGCAGGCTTAGGCCAGACAGCCGACGCAACTGTAACGACATTGACCGGGACACACCTCACCCGTGCCCGAAGCCGCTCAAGCAATGGTCATGGCTTGTCGATCGCGTCTCTATCGCCGGCGAGACGGTCTTTGACCCCTTCATGGGCAGCGGAACGACCGGAGTCGCATGCGCGGCTCAGGGCAAGGCGTTCATCGGCTGTGAGATCGACCCCGTGTTCTTCGATGTGGCCTGCAAGCGGATTGAGGACGCTCAGCGCCAAGGCTCGCTGTTCGGAGAAGCGGCATGACCTCCGCGCACCCCCGCAGTCGTGGGAAGCTCACCCCCGCTAGACCTTGCCGAGAGGAATGGATGATATGAGTGAGTTGCTATCCCTTGCCGCCCGTGTCGAGGCGTTGTCGGGGGCGGATCGGGAGGTGGACGGCTTGATTGCCAGCCTCCTTGGCGCTGGCCAGTTCAGCGCTATGGAGGTTATCGCCCACGCCAACGACGCGCATGGTTGGGGCGACCCTGCGATGTGTCCGAACTGGGCGGGGACTGCCGACATGTTCGATGTGCCCGCCTACACCGCCTCGCTCGACGCTGCGGTGTCGCTGGTGCCGGAGGGCATGTTTGCGCGGATCGATTTTACGCAGCCGCAGACAATCATCGTTCGATGGGACCGTCGATGGGAGGAGGTGTCGCGAAGCCTCTGCGCTCTGACCGCTCAGAATAGCGTCACAGCCGCCGCTCTGCGCGCCCTCGCCCATATCCCCAACCCCGAGCAAGGAACCTGTGATGAGTGAAACCCTCTCCGATCAAGAAATCCACCCGCTCGTCGGCGAAGTTTTTGGAGGAGAGAGAAGGTGAATATTCGACCATTCAAGGACGCATTGCGCAAGGCTAATCCCGGCGCCTGGCGACCCCACTACGACACCGTTGCCGGGGGCGGGCGCACCGTCTCGCTAATCGGCCTGTTCCGTGGCAGCACGCCCGTCCTGCCCATCGCCGCGGGCACCCCTGTAAAGCAGGGCGACCGGCTGCTCGACATCCAGCTTTCCGACGATGGTATGCACCGGGTGTCGCACATGATGGTGACGCGCGATGGCGTGTTGGCGACCAACCCGTCTAACCCGAAGGCGGACGCGGCGCCGATGTTCATGCGCGGATCGACCTATCCGACCTACTTCACGGACCCGGGCGAGATGATTGCCGCGATCACGATCGAGCGCACGCGCACCGACCATAAGCCGTGACCCAGCAACCCGGGAAGGAATAGCGGGATGAGTGAAGAACTGCGTGTGCTGGCCCGTCCTGATGAGGTCGTGATCCCTCGCGAATTGTACGACTTCCTGATGGGCGTCGGCGAGATCGATGGGACATCTTTCGGCGATCTGAACGCCGGGCTGCCCGGTCGCTTCTGGTGGCGAGCGCTGCTGCGAACTTGCGACCGCCTCACCCCTCCCAGCAAAGGAAACGACGATGGGGAATAGTGCGGTCACCGCGGCCGATCGATCGTTCCTGTCTGACGTTGAGCGCGGCCGAGTTGGGCAGCGCGGGCATCACGACGGCTTCGCGTTTGTCGGGGACCGTGACGAATGGTCGCGGCACTATATCGAGGGCCTCGTTACTTACCCAGGATCGACAACTTCAAATTGGACGCCGATCGAACTCACAGACCTCGGGGCCGCGCTTCTCGCCTCCCTCCCCGCCAAGGACCAACCCGATGAGTGAAGAACTGCGGAAGCTGCGCGAGATGTTGGCGCCCGGCGAAGAGCAACCGTGGCAGGATCACGAAGGAAAGGGTCGTCCGCATCCGCCCAAGAGCTTCGTCCAGATCGAGACGCGCGATGGCAAGAAGTTGGCGATGACGAGCGCTTTTGTGCGCTGGCCATGGGTCGAGCCCGAGGAGCTTCAGGGGTACGTGGATGACCCAGACCCGGCGAACGACGTGCTGCGCTGGCGGTTCGCGAAAGAGCCGCCGTCCGCGATCGTGCTGGCTACCCACGTTCCCGCCCTGCTGGACCGTATCGAGGCTCTGGAGGTTGCTCTGAAGCCGTTTGCGAGCGCGTCAGAGGCGATCGATGCCCAAGATCCCGGCTTCCCCGACGATGGCTGCGCGCTGCGTCCGTCGTTCGACTGGTATACGCGCGACGAGCAGGGGCAGCGGACTTACAACTCAGTGCGAGCCAAGGACCTTCGCCTCGCCCGCGCCACCCTGGCCGGCGGAGATGGGTCGTGAGCGCGTGGCCGGGGATCGAGTATGACGGGGCCTATCCGATCGATGAGGATTTCGCGGATTGGACCAGCACCGATCCGCCCTTATCGTTCTCGCTAGCCGGCGAATGGCTGTTGCGTGAGCTACCGAGGGCCTGCGAGCATATGTGCTGCTCCTGCCACATCACGCGCGGAAAGAGCCTTATGGACAGGCCGGTGCATCGGATCCATTTCAGCACGGGCGGATGGTCTGGCGCGGAAAGCATCATCGCGCTGATCAACCGACGCGTCGATCTGGAGCGATTGATGCTGACCTGGCGCCGTGGCGGGCATTATGTGTTCGAGGTGCCGGTCGTGAAAAGCGCTCGCCCGATAAGCGAAGTCCGCAAGCAGGCATGGGCAACCCGGCGCGCGAAATACGGCGAGCATGGGCACCGCTAACCCCCTCCCGCTAGCCCGGGGCGGGTGTTTCGTGTAGGAGATTGGGGATGGGAAACAGCTACCCAGCTTTGAAAACTAAGGCTGAAAAATTAGCCTATCGCGCCGGCGTGGAAGAATGCGCCCAAGGCATAGAGCAACAGCTTTGCGCCGCACTCGGACGGGAATGGGTAAGCTATGGCCCCTCCCCGGCTGCGCTGATTGAGGAACTCGAAGCGCGGGCCAAACGACCCGCCTAACAAGCCCTGTCGATATGAGGAGATGCGCGGATGCGTTGGGCGGTGCGAATTACGACAATGCCAGAGCGCGAGACGTTCCTGCGGGCGACGCACCGATGGAAGTGGGTCGCGCGACTGCACGCCAGAGCGTGGGCAAAAACTCGCGGCATATGGGTAGAGGCCACCGTTGAACCGTACCCGTTTCCCCGTTGAAGCGCACCACCCTCCTCATCGCCATAACCGCCGTCACCGCGATGCTGGCGTGGAACCTGTGGCTGGGGGTGAGCGGGTCGGGGTGGAGGTGGTGAGGCAACACGGGGAGCCAGTTTCCCGACTCCCCGCAGAGCACAGCCATCCGGTGCTTCTCGTCTCCCTGGCCCACACTATCCAGATATTATGGGGTTCTCGCGAATGCCCAAAAACACTACCATTTCCGCCGAGTCGCGGCAACCTCAATCCAAGACGAGACGGCCGAGTAGGTTGACTGCCTTACGCGCCTAAAGTATGCAAACGCGCGTAGTTTAACCGGGCGCGGGTTTCGGTTGGGTGCCCCATGTAGAATGTCTCCCTGTACTGAAATTCAGGGCTCTGGACCGGCAACGGCAGATATTCGACGGCCCGAAAGGGCAAACCGATGACCGCCGGGAAAGACCGGCAACCCCTAATCCCGAGGCGAAGGCCAATCCGACCACGCCCGATCAACCACCCATCCCTTAGCCTCCAACGCCCGCAGTATCTGCCGATAGGGGTCGTGCCCGCTGTCCCACGGATGCTTCAGGTCCGCAGTCCCCTGCCGCCAGAACTCGGCCAGCGCATCGCATTCGGGGATATGCCGGTGCAGCACGCGCAGGGCCAGGCGAACGTCTGGAGTGCCGATATCATGGACCGCGAACCGGCCTAGTTGGGCGTGGAGGATTCCGAGGGCTATGTTGATGGTGGTGTTGTCGGAGGACATGCCCGCCTTGGAGCATGGGGTTGGGTGATTCGGCTAGGGGTGTGGTCGCAGTTGATGCCGCTCGCCAACCCCGTTATGGGCCGGGGATGGGGGACGCAGCACCGCGCGAAGTAAAGGGCGAACTGCCGTGGCTGGACTGGATCCGGTTCCTGGCGGCGTTCGAAGTGCTGCTCTACCATACGCGGCCTTGGGTCTTCGCGCTCTACCCGAAGCTTCCGCCGGAAGATCGCACCGTCATCGTCAACATGTGGTTCGGTGCGACGCACTTCGGGCGTGAGGCGGTGCTCGTCTTCTTTGTGCTCAGCGGCTTCCTTGTGGGCGGGAATCTAATCGAGCGCGCCGCAGCGGGCACATTCCGGCCGCTGGATTATTCGATCGACCGGGCGACGCGGCTCATGCTCCCGCTGGTGCCGGCCCTCGCTTACGGCGCCGCGGTTGAATATCTGCGCTTCGGGACCTTCGATCCGCTCCTGTTCGCCGGCAACGTGGCCTTCCTGCAGGGCCTAGCCGTCGAGGTGCCGCCCTATAACAATGTCGTCTGGAGCCTGAATTACGAAGCGTGGTTCTATGTCCTTGGCGGCGCGCTGGCGATCGTCATGGCGAACAAGGCGTTTCGGCCGTGGCCTAGTGCGGCGATCATCGCCTGCCTGATCGTGTTCAGCGTGCTGGACGCGGGACTGTTGTTCTGCTGGGTGATTGGAGCTCTGGCGGCTCGCTACACTGCGCGATCGAACCGCTTGCTGGCGGCTGGAATCGTCCTGACCGCCGCCGGGCTGTTCCTGAGCAACGAGGTTTTCGCCAGCGTGCGCGCGGTCACGGTCGGCCCTGGTGGCTGGCGGTCAGGCCAGATCATCGCATCGGCCGGCATGGCGCTGGTGATTCAGCAGCTCGTATTGCTGAGACCGCGCGGCGCTTTGGCCAGCCGCATCAATACGACAGGCACGGCCCTCGCCGCATTCTCCTACAGCCTGTACCTGACGCACTGGCCGACGCTGAGCCTGCTTTCCTATCTTGGCTTTCGCACGGGGCAGGGCGTCAATGCGGAGAGCGTGACCGCGTATTTCACCGAGGCCGGCGTTGCCCTGATTGTCGCCTATGCCTTCTACTGGGCGTTCGAGCGACACACCAACAGCGTGCGCCGGGCGATCAAGCGCAGGCTGTCACGCAGCGACGAGCTTGCCCCGAGCGGCGTTGGCCTCGTCCAGTGACGCGTGCTTGCTGACGGGCGAGGATTTGCGGCTCATGCCGGCGTCGGTGAGCTTCCACTCTGCCCGCTCGACGGCGTAGCCGGCCGCGTCCGTACCGCTCACGTTATACTCGACTGCCTTGGCGATCATGCTCACACCCTTGTTGCGAGCGGCTATATTATTCGGGACCGCGGTTCGTGTCGAGCCCGCGCCCAAGTCCGGATATTTAGAAGCTGCTTCCGCCGTCGCTGGTCATCACATTATCAGTGCTCATCACCTGGCCGCCGCTGCCAGTTTTTCCTGCAGCCGAGCATGCCCGGCATCGTTGTCGGCCATCAGATCCGCCAGCGCCGCCTTGGCCGTCTCCTGATCGCGAGGATGCAGCGTCGCCACCGCTTCATCGAACAGCTTCTTGAACTCGGGCGCGGCCGCGATGATCGGCCCCACGACAGGGAGGGCGCCAAGGATCGTTGAGAGGTTGAACATGGCCAGGTCCTACGACACGAGGGAAAGGAGATCGGCGACCGCCAGACGGGCCTGAGAGAGCCCTGTGGCGTAGTCCGTGGCATTGCCCGCCCGATAGGCCCGGCGCACGATCACAACGGCGTTGAACGCCTTGTTGTCGAGCTCAGCGAACTGGGTGGCGCGGGTGCCCTTGATCAGGCCGGCGTCAACGCCGACTTCCACCGCGGTTCGCGCCGCCTTGTATGCGAGTTCGACGCCGAGTGCGGCTTGCTCATCAAGCGTGGTCGTGTTCGCGACAGCGGCTGGGGATGCGGGCGGGGTGAGAAGTGACCCGAGGCCCGCGCATGACGCGAGCAGCAGGAGCGGGGCTAGGATTATGGCTTTCATGGCTGCGGCTCCTCAATGGTGTGAACAGGATCGTCTGGCTTGCCGGACGCTGGCGCGGGCACAGGCTGAGCCTTCCCGCCGCTGCTCGACCCAAGCCAGAAGGCGAAGGCGGCAACCGCGAAGCTTTTCCATGTGCCGATGACATCGCCGCGCTGAGCGGCGTCATCGGAATAGAACACGACCCAGCCGCTGAAGATCGCGTAGCCGACGATCGCCGCGACGCAGAACGCGATGATGATGCGAAGGTGCGGGACGTTCACGACGCCAACTCGTAATGCGGCCCGTCGATAAACGCCGTCTTCCCCATGCCCCGGCGCCTGGCGACATACGAATTCACCGCGGCCTCTATCTCAGCCGGCGTACCCGGAAGCTGTTCGAACGGCCGATCCCAGACCCCGCCCCAGATCAGCGCGACGCCCTGCTCGATCGCGGCCTTTCGAACCGCCGCGGCGATGACGTAGATCGGCTTCCATTCCCACCGAAGCTGACCGTTGATGAACGGCACCAGATCGACCGCGTGGCCGAATCCGTCCGCCTGCTTCATGTGCTTCGACGCCATGGTCTTCGACACGCCGCGCCGCACATACTCGCGCTGTTCGGCTTCCGTGCGCAGGCCGTCGTGGACGGTGAAGTCCTGCGCCGTCATGACGATCGCGCGCTCGACAACAGCAACCAGCTTCGGGTGGACGCCCACCATTTCACGGCGCGATGCCGGGCCTAGTGCGTAGGTCATAAATGCAGCCTTCCGGTTATCACCGCCCAAGCGGTCGTGGCCGCGCCGACGAGCCAGCCCAGCGCGGGGCTTTTCATGAGCGCGTTGATGATTCCGCTCGCGCCGTCGCGCTTGTTCTTATCCGCCTCGAGTACCGCCACCCGGTCCTCTAGTTCCTTGACCTTTGCGGGAATGCCAGCCGCCCCTATGACGCGCTCCCCAAGGCCGTCGATCTTGGCCGACATGTTGTTCATGTTGTGGATCAGCTCGCGCATCTGGCCTTTGAGCTCGCCCAAGAGCATCCCCGTTGTGTCGAGTGGTTCAGGCATCACGAAATGACCCGCGACGTTGCAAGCGCAGCTAGACCCCAGCCCCAGCGCAGGGTATGCGGCGCCATGACCTCCCTGATACAAGCCGCGATCGTCGCAACCGGCGTTACGATCCTGTTGCCGATCTTCATGCGCGTTGCCCGGTGGGAGATTTCGCAGCAGAAGCGCCGCGAGCCGCCGGGCGAGGAGTAACCGCGTCCAGTGCGGACCGCAGCGTGTCAGCCTCCAGGGGCCACATCCAGAACCGCTTGCCCTTGGTCGCCGACGAATGCGGCACGTCCTCGACATATTCGGCTTCGACGTTCGGCCGCCTGACCGTCAGCGAGGCGTGCATGTCCTCGTCGTCGATCGCGAAATAGATCGTCGCCTCGACCCATTCGCCGCCATCGTGAAACATGACAGACGCGCCGATATGCTCGAACGCCGGCGGGATGCTGTTTGCCTTGGCCATGATCAGGTCCTGCTCTTGTAGCCAGCGCCGCGGCGCGTGAACTCGTGGTCGAGGGCCATCAGCATCGCGCCGGTCGCCTGAGGATCGGAGACGAGCGCCGTTTCCATGCGATGCTCCGCGATCGTGAACTGCGCATCCATCGTCACCGTGTCACTGACGCCGGCCGTCAGCCCCAGGTCGAACGTGCCGGCGCTGAAGTCCGCCGTCGCCGGGTTGCCGACGTTCTGCGCGGAAGCGACCGCCCCTGTGGTATAGCCCGCCAGCACCTGCGCCGCGCCGCCCGTGAAGACGCCGCCCACCTGATTGTAGATGTTCGTCTCGGTCGGGTTGGCATTCGCCACGCCTTCGAACTTGGAGACGGTCCATTTCGGGAAGGTTGCGCGATAGGTGTAGGGCGTGCCCAGCGACAGGGTGACGGTCGGGAGCGGCGCCTTGTTCGTGACTGTCGTGCCGTCCACCGAGTTGAAGGTCCGCGCGTCGCTCGGCGTCTTCCATTCGAAGGCTCGGTTGAGCGTAAGGACATTGCCCGACACCGCAGAGACCGTCCGCAGCACCGTCTTGCCGTTGAGCGTCAGCCGCAGCGGCATGCCCAACGGGAACATCGTGCCGTCCGTCACGCGGATCTGCGATCCATCCGCGGCGATGGTGGGCGAACCGCCATAGGACGCCAGATAGGTCGCATCGAACAGCTTGCGCCCAAAATGGGTGCGCGCAAACGACTTGGAGGTGAAGTTTGCGAGCGGTGCCGGGGAGATCGTGGCCGTTCCCGAACCGCCGGCCGTACCGATATCCGTAATGCGCCCGTAATAGGGGAGCGCGCTGGTTACCGTCGTGCTTGAGGTCGTCTGCGACACGCTCACCGTATAGGTCCCGGTGCCGCCTGTTCCTGTCCCGAGTGCGGTAATGATCGTGCCGAAACCGACGCCCGTGCCCCGCAACGAGTGACCGACCGCCAGCGTCCCGCTTGTGACCGCCGTGACGGTCAGGACATTGGCCGCGATCGAGGCGGTGACCACTGCAACGTCGCCGTTGCCATCCGAGATATAAATCCCGTGCCCATAGGTCCGGTCGTTGTTGTTGAACGTCACCGTGGCCGTCGATGTCGGATCGCCGGGGGTGCCCGTGTGTGTGCCCGCGTAGGTAACGAGGCGGCTGCTTACCTGCGCTTGCGTGCCGATCGTCAGATCCGCTTCGGCGAGCGTGCGGCTGACCGAGACTGCCGAGATGCCGGTCAGGACCGCTGTGTCGATGTTCGTGGAGTGGGCCGTCCTGAGATCAGCGACCGTGTACTTGTTGCACTCGATGACGCTCGATGAATCGGCGGTCCATGCCGTGCCATATGCCCAGGGCGAATTGTTCTGGTCGAAATAGACGCCGAAGATGCCCCGCGTGGAGCGGATGTTGAAGGCCGACCGCGTCGTGTTTGAAAACTGGAACACGCCTCGGATCGTCGAGTCCTGCAGGTAGATGTTCAGCACCTGCGCCTGACTGGACGGCGCGCCGGAGCCTACCGCTACATGCGTGTAGCCGATCGCGGTCCCGGTCGATGGTGCGTCGATGAAGCTGTTGATCATGTAGACCGAAGCGCCATCGTTGTTGTGGGTGAATAGCTGGCGGTGATCGCTGAACGTGCCCGCCCGAAGCCGGATGCGGCAATCCTCGGCGATCAGGGTTGGCGCGCCTACATCGGTGAAACTGTTGCAATCCCAAGCGCTGAGCGCGCGAAAGACGACGCTGCGACGGATCAAACCGAGTCCGACCGCGGCACTGCAGCTCACCAGTTCGGTGTTCGTGACCGTCACCGATTCATGCTGCTCTAAAGTTCCGTCCGGGTTGGCGCCGCTCCCATGGGTATAGATGCCGATCCCGAAGCCGCGCACGTAGCTGCCGAGAATCTCAAAGCCCGCGCTCATCCCGTCCTGACTGTTGGCGCGAAACTCGTGGATGCCACCCCCGGCATAAGCGACCGGGCCACCGTGATAGGCCGCCGTCGCGCGGTGCCCGACGAAGTTGACGCCGCCCCATACCCCACCGTGAATAGCCGCCTCGACGCATTCGCAGTTGGTGACCGTCTCGACCTTCCACGCGAGTCCCGCCGTCGTCGTGCCGTTGCCGACATAGGTCGAGATCATGTCCTTCGACCCGGTGCATTCGAAACGAATGTCGCTCAGGCGCTGCGAGAAGCCGACCGTCGCCGCATAGCTCTGATCGACTGTCGAGAAGAACTGGCCCGCCGCGATGCTGTTCGGGTTGCTGCCGTCCGGCATGGTCAGGCCATAGGTGTAGAGCGTGCCCCAGGTTCCGATCGCCTGCGGGTTCCAGTTGCTGGTCGCGCTCTGGTAACAGGTGAAGGTGCCGAAATGCGCCTGGCAATAGGCGCGGTTGGCGGCGATCGACCCGCCCGAGAAATAGCGCGGGATTCCGCTGTCCTCCAGCCGCACGCCCGTCCGCTCCCAGTAGAGAGCCGGCTGCCAGATCAGCGACGCGCTGTTGACGATCGTGGCGGCAAAGGCCGGCGCCTGAAGCTCCCAGTAATTGGGATAGGTGCCGGCGTCGGGCTGCGTCCACGTCCCGACGAACGCGAAGCGTGGCGTGATGCGGGGCTTGCGGCCATTGCCATAGGCGCGGATATGGGCGTTCGGGCAACTGCCGAATAGCGTGTTCTTCTCGAACCACGTCGAGCCTCGCGCGAGCCAGACATTCTCTGTCGCCGAGCTGACGAGCAGGAGCGCCGCCGACAAGTCCTTGACCGCCGTGGACGCCGTGCGGCCATCGCTGGCGTTGTTGCCGCGGACCTGATCCACATAGACGTCCGCCTGCATCGGCATGTAGCGGACGAACGTCGCCACGCCGCTGATCTTCTGGTAGCGCACCACGCGGCCATCGCGGCTTTCGTCGGGGTACACCTCGGAGGTTTGAAGGTTCGGCTGCGCGGCCAGTGCGGCGTTATAGGCCGCTTTGCTGGTGAAGAATTTGACATCGCCGGACGAGTTGGACGCGGCGAGGGCTGTGGCGGCTGAGCCTGCAGCGGATGCGGCAGAGATGGCGCCTGCTGCCGCGCTGGCGCTGGCGTTGCTTTCCGAGCCTGCCGCTGCGCTGGCCGACCCGCTGGCTGACGTGGCGCTGGTGGCTGCTGCGTCTGCGCTGGCGCTCGCTTCTCCGGCCTTTGTCGTGGCGATCTCGGCCTGAGCTATCGCGATATCCCGGGCCGCTTCAGCCGCATTTTTCGACGCCAGCGCAGCGGAAGCGCTGGCGGCAGCGTCTGCGGATTCCAGGTTGGCCAGCCACTCCCACCCTGCGGGGGAAACCGACCAACGGTAGACGCCCTCGTTTTGCACAGTGCCACCGACGACTGGGTCCGTGTGCGCCCCCGCATCACTGAAGACTACGGCGGACTTCCCCTCAAGCTCGCCGTCAAGAGCCGCGAGCGCCGCATAAGTGGAGAACGCAAGACTTGTCCGGTAGAAGCTGGCGAAAACATTCTCAGAAAAAGTGATCGCCTCAACGCCGATCGCAATGGAATTGCTGGAGACGCCGTCCGCCATGAAAGCTTGCCGGGCAGCCGAACCCTCAAGCACATACAGGACAGTCCCTGGGACGCAGTCCCGCGATCCGTCGAAATCGAGCGCTCGCGTCCATGTGCCCGCGCCCGCAACCCAGATACCATTGTCGATCGGGGCCGTTTGGTCCTTCACCAGCACGCGATCATAGGCGACGAGCTGCACGCCATCGATAACTTGCAGGCCAGTCAGCGCAATATTCGCGGTTGTGGCAACCCGGCATGGCGCCTTTACGGCGACGCTGGTCTGCAAGCCCTCAAGCCGGGAAGTGTACGTTGCGGGCATGGGCAGTTCTCCCAAACGCAAAAAGCCGCCCGGTGAGGAGCGGCTTTGCGGCTGTTGGACGTGCGACGCCGACCGCTGGTTAGGCGGGCGGGCTGTGGATTTTGAGATAGGGCGAGGCGCGCTAGACGGTCGCTGCGCCAGTGTGGCACGTATGGGGTCTGAACGTTTCCGGTGTCAAGGTTTTTGGCGTGCGGTTGAATTGCAGCCCGATTTGAATTAACGCTTCCGCCGTGACCGAATACGCCACCGCAACCGGCGCAGAGCTTGCGCATCTGGTCATTGGCATATTGCTGCTAGTCGTCTGCTACAAGGCCGGGCAGTGGGTGTACTTCAGGACGAAACGCCTTCTGTTCGGATGGGCTGCCGGCGCTGCCATCTTCATGCTCGCCGGACTGGTAATCGCCCCGGCAATGGCGGGTCTCAACGTGGCGAAATGTCGCGGCGCTTCCAGTCCATCACTTTGCGAAAGCGGGACCTACGGCCCCGATTACTGACCGGTCGCGTTGCCTAAGTCGGGCGCGCGGCTTGGTGCCGTCTGCCCTGGCTCCCAGTAGAATTGCGTGCCCTGCTCCTTGGCGAACTGCCGCATCCGTCGCCGCCGCTGGTGGATCTTCGGGTCAACCGCTTCGTCGAGTTGGTCGAGCAACAGCCGACTGAGCGCTAGCTTCGCATACCAGATGCTCGAGCCGGGGAGGTTGCTTTCCGCTAGCCGCGTCGCCTCGCTCGCCATGTTCGTCTTCTTGCCGCCCATCGCCTCGCCCGCGTTGCCCAGCGTCAGCGATATTGCAGGATCAACGACGTTCGAAAGGGTCGGGCCGGACACAAACCCCAATAGCGTCCCGCCCGTGCGTGACTGGCCTCCAAGGCCAGCGCTGATGAAGTCGCCCGCCATACCGGCGCCGCCACCCTGGACGAATGCCCTCCCCCAGAATTTCGGGCTCTCCATATCCTCGGGGTCCTTGCCCGATGCGACCGCCTTTAGCTGGAGAACCATGCTCCCGCCCAAGGTCAGGAACAGGGGCAGCAACAGTCCATAGGCGGCGCGGGGAATGCCGCCACGCCCATAGATCGCGCGCTGCATGTGCGTCATGATCGCGATGACGGAATAGGTCTTGAACTGGGTCGCCGAGTTGGCAAGCTCGCCTGCGATCGTGCCGCGCTGGAAAAACGAGCCGCGCCCGCCGAGAGCAAGCATTGTTTGCGCGCGCAGCGATTCTCCCGGTGTCGCGAACTTCGTCTCGGAATCGATCATTTCGAACATCTTCAACGCCGCGCGCTGCGCAGGGCCTTCGAACCCATCCTCGCGGCTTGCGACATCGCCGGGGCGGAGTAGCTTGTACCCGCCCTCATCCGTCAATGGCGTCGCGCGGATATAGTCCCAGTCCGCTGCGTCGATGCCGTAGCGGCTGAACCGCGCCTGGTCGGCTGGGTCGAGCTTGTCGAACGACTTCCCCGCCGTCTTCGCCATGTCCATCATGAAGCCGAGACCAGTTGCCTGTTTCATTGCGACCGTATGCGGCGCGATCAGGGACGCCCGCATAACCGCATCCGACAGCCGCCTGCTGACTTCGTGGACGTTGAGCTTCATCGCCGCATCTTCGCGCCACATCCGTTCGGCCCGCGTCGTCATCTCGCTGAAGATGAGCCCGGCGTGGGCCGCTGCCTCGCGGTGCGCCTTGTCGGCTGGGTTGAACCCGCGGAGATAGGCGCCCATAACCTTCGTTGCGTCGAGCCCGTTGAACTTCGCGGTCATGCTGGCGAACACTGGGTCCGTCGCGACGGCGGACAGGTAGGCGCTGCCAAGCTTCGATGCGACATTCCAGTTGCGCAGCCCGGCGAAGAAGCGCGCGACACCGCGGTCGGTCGGGTCCGGCTGCGTCAGCTCGCCGCGATAGTAGCGCCACATGCGGTCGCCCTCGCGAGACGCCTTTGCCGCCGCCTTTTCCAGCGGGACGCTCTTGCCGCCATCGAGCGTCGGTGCAGCGCCTTTGCGCAACAGGTCGCTCATCCAGCGGACAGTCAGCCCGGGATTGGGCCCCAGGATCTGCATCGAGGCGATGTCCTTGGTCATGCCGTCGATATGGCCGGTGATGGCGTTGAACGCATCGCCGAGCCCGAAACGGCGCTGGTACGCGATCCAGCTATCCGCATCCTTGAACACTAGGAACCGCGCATCCGTGCGGCGATTGGCGACCTTTGAGCCGGTCACCTGCCCCGGCTCGAGCTTATCCAGCCCTTCGCTCGCGATCGTCTCCCACGACGCCTTGAGCGCGTCATCCATGCCCGCGCGTGTGAAGGGCTTACCGCTGGAGTCGAGCATGCGGTCACGATCGAGCAGCGGCTTGATGAAGGCCGCCCATTCGTCATGGCCAGCGCGCGCGACCATCTGGCTGTCATGCGCCTGGGGCAGCGCCCAACCCTCCATCTTGCCAATGTGCCCGCCTGCAACGTTGAACTGCAGCCGCAGCCATTCGGCAGTGTCGGCGAAAGCTTCGGCCAATTCCCTTGCGGACGCGCTTTCGACCTTCTCCCCGTGGAGCGCGCGAACAATATCGATCTCGGCCGCCTCATCCAGATTGCCCGCAAGGTCGCGTTTGAACTTCAGCAGGAAGTCGCCCATCCGCGTCCACGCGAGCTGACGCATGGCGGCATGCCGGTTCGAGATATTCGATACGCCCGGCACGGCTTCGTGATGGTCGAACAGCGAGATGAAATAACGGCCGGCCTTACCGCCTCCGTCCACATAATCGAGCAGACCCTGGAGGATGCTCTTCTGCGTCTGGATCTGCATCATCTTGGTGCGGCGCGCTTCGGATGCATCGGCCTTCATCCGCCCGAGCATGTCGGTCGTGGCGAGCTGAGTGCCCGCCGTGTCGCCAAACCGTGCGCGATAGTCCTGCGCCAGCCGCTCATACTCCGCCGAGAAGCGCTGCGCCCGCTCGATGTCCAGCTTGCCCTCATCGAGCAGCTTCGCGATGCAAACGGCAATGCTCATAGACAGGCCTCGATCGCTGAAATTGCGGCGTCGTCCGCGTCGAGTTCGGCCAGCACTTCACGGGCGTTCCGGTAACGGGGAGCCACCTCGCCCAAGCCGCCCTCAACACCGTCCGCCGCGAAGCTGATGTTGCCGAGCTCGCCAGTGTCGAGCGCCTGGCTGATGTCGTGTGTGATGCCGTCCGCCATCGCCTTCGCAGCCGGGCCGGTCGGGTCGCCGAACTCGGCGCCGATGGTCTTTTTCAGGCCATCTGTACCGCTGGCGCCGGTAATATCGCGGGAAGCTGGCCGAGCGACCGCAGCCCCTTCCTTGAGCGCCATATCCCACCCATCGGCGATCTTGCGTGCGGTCGGTCGAGCGATGCTGACGATCTTGGTCCCGAGCAAGGGGCGCTTGCCTGCGGCCAACTGGAGCGGGCGCATCCCGTAACCGGGTTCTGCAGTAAAGGGGATAGACTCGACCCCTCGATCCGACTGCGCGAGAATGGCGCCATTCACGTCGTCCGCTTCGATCGTCGCGCCGCGGGCACGGGCTGCTTCCAATTGTTCAGCGCCCCTCCCGCTCAGATAGACCGTGCGGGCAGGCTCGGCCGCTTGGTTGCGGCGTGTCGCGCGATCCGTCTCGATTGCGTAAGTCGAACCCTTCTCGGTCGTGAACCCGGTAGCAGGCTCCGCATCCGTCGTAGGTTGCTCGGCATCGGCCCAGTCGCCATGAACCGGCTCAATCTCCGGATCAATTCGCCCTTCGTCCTCAGAGCGTGCCGCCTGTCGTTCCCCGGCTTCACCATAGGCCGTTGCGAAGTCGTCGCGCGCGAAAGGTACGGCCGGCTCGTCCGGCGCTGCTGGCCTGTCTGCGGCCTCAGTGCGCGCTGCCTGGCGCTCAGCCCCATCGCCAAGATAGGCCATGCGCATGCGGTCCTCGTCGGCCTGTGCGCGCTGTAGCTGAAGCTCTGCGTCATCGCTCGCCCGCTGCGCCTCGCGCCATGCGGCATTCCCATCGTCGCCTTCAGGGAACACGTCGCGGCGAAGGGTCGGGCTCTCATCGACACGCTCGCCCATCTTGCGGTGCGCCCATTCCACCACCTCGCCCGCCGTCTTGCCGCGCAGGAACTTGTTCGCAGCAATCGCTTCTGGCTTCAGGACGCGCTCGATCGGAGTATCTGGTGCCGCACGCAGGATCGCAGAACCCCCGCCCTCTCCAGCGAAATGCATGAGATAGAGGTTCCCCGCCGACTCCTTCGCGCCGATGCGGCTGAGCGCGCGAGCGTTGTCCGAAATCAGGTCGTCAACAAGCTGGTCCTGTAGCGCGCCATCCGTGCGCTTGGCCGCGATCTGCGCATCCGTCAGCCCGCCGCGGCCATAGCGACGTGTGTAATATTGCTTCCACGTCCCTTCGGTGAACTGGTATTTGCCGAGCGCGCTCGACAGCGGCTTGCCCGAGGCCGGATCGATCGGGCGCGCATTCGGGTTGCCGGTCGCGTTTTCGGCGCGGGCAATGCGTTGCTTCAGGGCAGAGCGAGCGGTCGAGCCCGATACATCGGTAGGCATGCCCACGACGCCGCTACCAAGCGATGTGCCGGAATTGAGGGCGGCGCGCGATGTCCGCGGCGTCGGCGCCGCACCCGGCAGCCCGTTCGCAATCGCCTCCATCGACTGGTTCAGGCGCTGAGCATGGACTTCGGTGCCCAAGCCCGGGGCGAACGGGCTCGTCTCCGCGACATCGACCTCGCGCTGGAGCATATCGACCGCGGCGCGCTCCGCGTCAGTCATCTGGTCGAGCGGCACAGTCGCCCGGAACCGCTTGACGAGCGCGCCAATCGGCTCGGCGATCAGGCCCTGGAATGCGCCACCGGCGACGCCTGCGACACCGATGTTCGCGGAAGCCTCGCCTATCGTCAACTTCTCGCCGCGTTCTGCCCGCTCCTTGGCAACAAGCGGCTGTTCGATCGCCTCGATACCCATGTTGAGGATGGACTCGGAAATGATGCGCTGACCGATGGTCTTGCCGGGGCCACCGATGAACATCGTCCCAAGGTTGAGTGGGTCGGTGAAGCCTGCGCCAATGCCGCCGATCAGCCACGCCGAACCAGCGCCGCGTTCGATGGTCGTCTTGTCGCGCTCGACCTGCGCCTTGGTGGTGGCTGCTGCCTGCTTATCGAACTCTGCGCGTGTAGCAGGAAGGTCCTTGAATGCCCCAGGCTCGGCTGCGCGGATGCGGGCAATCTCCTGCCAGACGCCTTCCCGGTCGGTCTGGCCGGTCTGCGGGTTGACGTACAGCGTCCATGGCTTGCCGTTCGCTGCAGTGACGGCATCCACGACAGGCTGGTACTCGTGGGTGTCGTGCTCGATATTGTAGCCACCGATGTCGCGCCGGCCCGCACGGAAGCTGGCGGTGACCGTGTCGAGCCAACCGGACGGGTCGGGGTCCGGCATGTCCTCCCGGCTGCGCATGACCGGGAGCGTCGGCTGGTCACCGTAGAAATCCGTGAAATCGGGCTCGGCCTGTCCGCGCTGGTCGCTCACCGCCACGGCACCTTGGCTGCGTCGATGATGAAGGGTCCGCCGTCCTTCTTGGGCAGGAAGCTGTTGGTCTTGGGCGAGCGGAAGCCGTACGAGGTGCCGCCAAGCCAGACCGGCACAAGCTCGCGCAACTGGCCGGTATAGACCTTGCTGCCATCGGGCCAGACCGGGACCTTGCCGCCACCAGCTTTGGCCCAGTCGTCAGGTGTCGCTCGAGCAATGCGCCGGAACAAGCCCTCGCCGGTCCAGCCCTCAGGCACGACTACGCGGTGACCCTGGAACTGAGAGGTCCCGCCGTACATCGCGCCGGCCTTCGAATAGCGGCCAATCACCGTCTCGATCGCATTGCGCCATGCGCCACCCGCGAATTGTGTCTGGCCTGCCGCGTTCATTTTCGCCCCGTAGAATGCTTTCGCGGCCTCGTACGTGTCGTTCGCGGCATTCGGCCCCAGCCCGGCAAGCGCGGGCAGGTATTCGGCGAACAGTGCCTGTGCATCAGCTTCGGCCGTCACCAGCTTCCCGTCATCATTTGGCTTCTGCCAGAGCCCGGGGTTCGCCTTCAGCGCGTCGCCGCCACCGAGAATGGCGTTCGCTACCTCTCGGCCATTGGGCGCCAGCACGCGGGTTGCGGCGACACGGAACGCGCCATCGGATTCGCCTGTGACCTGGCGTGCGGCACCCGCAATGGCGCGCGGGCTCTTGAAGCCTGCGATGATCTGCAGCGCCTTCGCCTTCTGCGCAGGGTCGCCCGTCGCGATCAGATCCTTTAGCGGCTCGACCTCCTCCGGCAACAAGGGCTCCACTGCGGCGCGTCCGTACTTCGCTGCTGCGGCAGTCGCTTCGCTGGCGCGTAGGCTGAGGGTCGCCGGGTCCTCAAGGTCGATCGGCGTAATAGGCTTGCCGGTCGCGTACTGATATTGCAGCAGAGCCCCGCCCGGCTGCGTGATGCGTGACGCGCTCTGGCTTCGCTGCTCCTTCAGTCCGTTCAACTGCGCGGCCTCGGTCGCGGTCAGGCCGCCCTTGCTTCCCTGCTTGGCCGTCAACGCTACGATCTGGCTGTCCATCTGGGGCAGCGTCCAATCGCGCGTCCCCTGGACGGCAACATAGGAATCGCCCTTGATCTGCCACTCGGTCGCTTTCGACACGTCACCGAGCGCCCGGTATTGCTGCGCGATCTTGTAGCGGTCCTCGACACTACCGCCGCCTGCATTGAGAACCTGTTCGACGGCGCCAAGCTGGTCCTTCAGGACTGCGGTCTGGTGAGCCTGCTCAGCGCGCGCCTCTGCGGCGACGCGTCGAGTCTCAGCTTCCAGCCCCGCGCGTCTGACGCGGATGGCATCACCAGCCCTGATAACGTCGTTCTCGTCCATGCGCGGGGCGAGTTGCTTCAATAGCGCCTCAGCCTCATCCGGCTGGCCCTGAGACACCTTTGCAACGATGCCGTCGTAGAACACGCCCTGCGCGAACTTGCGCTTGCTCAGTTGAGCGGTGTTCGGGTCCATGTAGCCCTTGGCGACCAACCCGTCATAGGTCGCCGCGCCGAGTAGAACTGCCCGCTCTCGATCCTCAGGCGTGGCCGCTTCGACGGCAAGCTTGCGGGTATCAGCAATGGCGGACTCACTCGCGCTCATCTCTGCCTTTTCGAGCTTTGCGCGGGCCATCCTCCCGACGCTCGCAAGGTTGCGCTCGATCTCGACATTGCCCTGCGCGAGAAAGGCTTCCCGATCCTGATTGTTGCCGATGAGTTTGGCGGATTCCTGATTGGTCGCCGCCATGCGCTCACGATAGCGCTTCTCGTACGACCCATAGTCCGGGTCGGTGTCGAAGCCAGCGATCTGCTCGTTGCTCGCCTTCAGGCTGGCGGTCGCGGCTATGGCATATTGCGCCTTGTCGTGGCGCTCAGCGAGGTCCTCGCCGACCTTGGCGACCGTCTGCCCAAGGCCTTCGACGGCACGGCCCACGGCGCTGACGCCGGGAGTTTCGGCAACGCCGCGGCGCGACACGGGGACAGGCCGGGCGCCGAGCGCGTTCAGATCGGGAAGCCGCGGCATCACCCATACTTCCCGAATAGAGAGGTGCCCGCGGACAGGATCGTGCCCGCCGCCTTAAGCGCGCCGGCAGTCTTCACCGACTTTGCTCCGCGCCGGTTGGCTGCGGCCTGTGCCTCATAGCCCTGAGCCTGCGTATCGCCATCGTACAGGGCGGCTGCGGCCCGGTAGGAGCCCTCGCCCTCCACATCAGCCATGGCATTGACCACGGATGGATCATCAGCCCCGCCACCAGCCGCCGCCAGCGCGAGTTGCCGCGACTGCACCAACCGCGCCTGTCGCCGCTCCTCCATGGCCTGGCGCTGGGAGGACGCCCGCGTGGTTCCCGCCTGCGCGTCAAGCTGCGCCGCCTGCGTCCGAAGCTCCTTCGCCTCGCTGTTGGCCCCGATGATCGTCCCGCCAGCGTTGAGCAGGGAGCCGGCCGCCATGATCGCAAAGGGAATCGCTTGTGCCATTTAACGCCACCCCCACCCGTAAATCTCGCCGTCGTCGAACGTGCCGACATGCTCGAACCCGATCCGCTCAAGGATGCGCGGCGCCGTCACCAGTCCCGGCTCGGCAAGGGCAATCACCGGCACCCGAGACGCCTGCACTGCCGCTTGCGCCCGCTTGATCAGGCGCAGGATCGTCAGATGCCGCAGGAACGGTTTCAGCGGCTCGCGGACGGTCGAGAACATGCAGGCGAGCGGTCGCAGCAGCGCAACCCCGATAATGCCCTGAACCTCGCCGTTTAGCTCGCAGACCCATGCGCGGAACGAACACACCATGTCGGGATAGAACTCGCGGAGGTCAGATGGTGTCGCGGCGCGCGCGGTGAGGGTCACTTTGCGGAACCCTCCATGCCGATCACCAGCGCCAGCACGGTGCAGGGCCGCGGCGATGCAGCTTCAAGGCATACGCGGCTGTCAGTGTCCCAATTGCCGGGGAATGGAAATTGCTCTTCGTCATAGGCTGAGCGCATATCGTTCGGATCTACTTCGGCCGCGCGCTCGATCATCGGCAGATCGTCCAGAAGATCGAAGCTTGGTCCGTAGCGGAGCCCGAGCGCATGCAGCCAGCGACCGATCAGCCCCAACTGGCTGACCCGCTTCTTCATCGTCAGCGCGACACCACCCTCGACGGCATAGGCGAGCTTCGAACTCATGAACTGCGCGGCGTAGGCGAGGCCGACGACTGCGTTGGTCACTTCGTCGGCAAGCCCTTCGATCTCCCCGCCGTCCACCGTGAACGTGCCCAGATCGCGCCCGATCGCTTCGCCATCCGCATTCGTGAACGGGGTGGCCGTGTTCCAGCCCCAGACCACGACCTCTTCGCCTTCCAGATGACTCAGGCTGGCGATCGTCGTTGTCGCAGCGCCACTATAGACCGCATGCGCGTCCGACAGCTTGGCAGAGGCGAAGCCTCGACACTCGGCCTCCATCGCCCATTTCTCATGATAGCGCACCGTCCCGCCGTTGATCGTGCGCTTGACGGTGTAATAGACCTGATCCTCGACTCCGCCGGGCAGGACAACGGCGTCCTCGATCAGCCCGCCCACCGTCTCGACGTCGATCCAGCAGGTAACTTCCTCCTGCTTGTCGTACACCATGACCGCCACCGTGCCGTCTGCCCGGATGCAGTGCAGTCGCTTTTCGGGTTGGTGCTGGATGACGATCTTGACGATGCCGGGCTCGCCAATCTCGGGCACGAGCTGCGTGAGCTCGCTCACCGCATAGTCGTAGCTTCCGGCATCATAGGCGGCTTCGTAGATGCGGACACCCGAGCGCTGCACGAACACTGCGGACGTATCGACGATCGCGCCGTTGACCGCGGCAGAGCCCTGCGTCGAGATGCCCTTGATATTGAAATTCAGGCCCGTCAGCGGCTCGTCGAGCGAGGACGAGCGCGCGGAATAAACCTTGCCCTCTCCACCCAGGAGCAGCCGCTGCAATGGTAGGAGCCACCCGACCTTGTCCACCGGGCCGGAGCCGATGCTGCGCGAGATCGGGCCGGCATCGCCTTCGTACCCGTCATCGAAGCTGTGGAAGGCATCGGAGACCGAGCCCCACACCCGGTCCTTGCCCGACCACCACAGACGCCCCTCATAGAGCGCGACAGCCGATGGATATCCGCGGAACGCCGACCAGTAGCTTTCCGACCAGTCGGAGGTTGCGCCTGTATTGCCGAACTCGGTCAACACCGCCGCGGTCGCAGTTGTGCTGTTCGTGACGCCGGACTGATTTATGCGGGCGATACCCGTCTGGCTGCCCGATGAATATTCGAGCAGACATTCGGCAGTGCCGGACACCCATGCGCCGGACTTCATGCCGATGCGGTAATAGATGACCTGATTGTCGAGCGTGTCGTCGTACGAAATCGCGGTGTTCGCCGTGAAGGAACCGGAGATCGCATCGACCCAGTCCCCCGGATCCCCGACCGAATATTGCAGTGTCACCGTCCCCGACCATGTCCCGTTGATGAAGACCGAGAACACGCGCGTCCCGTCGATGCCGGTAACGCGGATAGGCGACGACCACTGATCCGAGGCCGTTACCGACACATCCTGTGACTGACCGGACTGGGTCAGCTTGAACAGGGCCCCACCGTGCCCGCTATGGAACAGCGGCTCCGACGCGGTGAGCGTGATATCCCCCGAGGTGGCGGAGGGCTGAATGGTGATCGGCCCGACATTCTGGACGCGGAAAGGCCCGTCGTCGCTCTGATACACGACAACTGACCAGCTATCGACCGCGCGCCGCTCTATTCGGCGCTGGCGGTAGCCTGTGCAGGCGACGAACACGACATCGCCAGACTGGTCCCACCGAAGCGAGGGAAGGTCGGCTGCGATCCAGGGTGTCGTTACCTCCATGGCGCCGGCCGGGGCGACCTCGATGCTGCTGACGAACGATGCCGCCTCTTCGAAATTGAAGACATCGATGTAGAAATCAGTGGCAGGCGTGAACGCGAGCGAGTGAAAACCCGCCTGCAAGGTCGTCTCGGTCACATACTCGTCGCTGCCCGCGGATGCGCCGACGCGGAGCAGCACCGGGCCGCTGTAGATGATGATGTTGAGCGCATGCCTGACCCCGAGGTTGAGGCCGGCGCACGTCACTTGCTGGCGCCGTTTGGCTGCCGCAGTCCCTGTGCCGACGAGCGACATATAGCCACCGAGGGCCCAGGAGGAGACAGCCCCGCCCGAATCAAGGTCGGTCCAGCCGGCGATATCTGCGCCAAACGAGCCGTTCGTGACCGCGCTCGTCACCGCAGGACGGGTAACCAGCACGTCATCGACCCACACGCGCATCGCCAGGTCGGTCAATTCCAACCGAGCCGTGTCGTCTGTGGCAAACACGAACGGCAAGGACACGGCCTGCAGATTGCCCTTGGTCGCACCGGTATAGCCGAGCCCCGGGCGCAGCATCATCGACCCGAGCGCGCGCGGCATCCAGTTGGTCTGTACCTCCGCCGACATGGCCGTGCGCTTGAAGTCGGTGCGGGCGAGCGCGAGCGGAGAAATCCGGCCCCTGTTGAAACCGTTCAAGACGACATTTGCGGCGCCCATCAGCTACGCTCATCCCAGCGGCTGCGCCGGAAGTCGCCACCGCGCCGCGAGGACGACCACGACCCGGGCGGCGTGAACTTGGTCGGCTTCTTCATCGCGTCGATCGACCGGGATTCGAGCTTGGCTTCCTTCCATGCTCGCGAAGCCAGTTCGATCAGGTTGTAGCTCGAGGTGAGATTGCCGGCGATCTCCTTGGCGAGATACGCTTCGACCAGCTTCGTGAAGGTCTCCGACCAGACCGACAGATCGGCGCCATATTCGAGCCCATTGGAGACGTAACTGGCGTAGATCGTTTCCAGATCCGCATACCAGAACCGCCGCTCGTCGCTGTAGCGCAGCAGCGGCTGCGTGCAGGCAGCATCCGACCATATGCCGCAGATGCGCACCATGTCGTCGGGCTGGTCGAACGCATAGCGATACCCGAATGCTGGCTCTACGGACGGCGACCAATCAGCCTGGACGGTGCGTGTCGCGAAGGTCCACTCCGACATTTCGAGGCAGAACTTGACCGCGCCTTCCGTCTGGCCGTTGCCCCACGCATCGTCGAGCAGGCGCCGCGGCTCACGGTTCTCCGCGAGGTTGGCGAGCTTGCGCTCCTTCAGGATGCGGAGCGCGCCGTTGTAGAGGCTGAGTTGCGTTGTCATGGCTCTGGCACCAGTTCGTCACCGACGTTGATGAACTTCTTCCCGCCGACCGTGACGGCATCGAGGTCGAGTGTGCCGGCCTGGATGTCGGTGATCGTGTCCTGCACCGTGCCGAGAGTCTCGGTCGCGTCAGCAACCGCTGCGGCGGCATCGCCAAGCGCGTCCTGCGCCGTGCTCAGAATGATGTTCTGATATGCCTGCCGCGTGCGGAGCGAGGGCATCAGCGGTTCAGTGCCGCCACATGGTCGGACAGCCACTTTTCGGCATCGACCTTGGCCGTGAAGCCGGTCTTCAGCTTCTCTCCGTCCGACTTGCGAATGGCGGTCCATTTGTCGTGCGGGCCGTTGTATTTCACGAAGATGTCGATCGGTGTCGTGCTGTCGGCGCGCTCGTCCGCATCGAGCGAAACGGTCGAAAGGATCTTGAGTGCGGCAAAGCCAGGGCCGGCGCTCGTCACGACCGTCTCGGTGCGCGAGTTCTCGGCTTCCGACAGCAGGATGATGATATCCCAGCGCTTGAGCTGGCGACCGACATGGGCCCAGAACTCCGGCGCCATCGCCTGATCGACCGTCACGTCATCGGGCAGCGGCACGCAGTATTGCACGCAGTAATGCTCGGCGCGCTGAAGGCGGTTCGGGGGAAGAGAGATCGCCATTGTGTCGTCCTTCTTTTTGTCTGCGCCAACAAAAAGGGCCCCGCCGTGAAGCGAAGCCCTTAGAGGTGACGACGGGGTTGAAAGGGTTAGGTCGCGGCGGAGATCGTTACCGCGCCGGTGGACTGGACGGCGACAGTCACCGCATGCACGGTATGCGCATAGGAGTTGTCGTTCTCGATGACGTGGATGATGTCACCGACACGCATGCCGAGCGTGTAGCCGTTGGTGAAATACCCCGAGTCATCGACCAGCGTCGAGACATCGTCCGAAGCATAGACCCAGAGACGGGGTCCAGCGATCGGCTGAGCCATCAGCTTCGGAGGATTGGTGGTTGCGTAGGCCATTGTCTGTCCTCCTTATTCGGCGACCAGAGCGGAGCCGTCATGGTTCATCACCACGACGCCAGCGTTCTGAAGCAGCTTCGAACCCATGTAGATCGTCGCGCGGGCCCAGGAGTAATCCTGCTCCTCATCGTAGCCGATCGGGGTCTGGAGCCCGGCGGTGTTGACGGCGTGGCCGATCGCGGTCGAGTGGTACATGAAGCACTTCTCGGCCGCCGTGCCGACACCGGGAAGGTTCGGGTGAACGATCCAGTTGGTGTCGAGCCAGCGGTAGAAGCCGACCTGATCCTTCCAGGCGGGCGCGCCGGTGTCCATCGGCTTGACCGAGACCCAGTCAGCGCTGGAGAACTCGGGCACCTGGAGCAGATAGGCGCGGAATGCCGGCGTGATCACCGCCCACAGGTTGCCGTCCATGGGCACTTCGTTGTTGCCGAGGATGGTCTGTGCGCGAAGGGCCATGCCGAGCGTGGCGACTGCCGTTGCGCCGGTGTCCTGGGTGCCGGTGTTCAGCTCGGTGATGATGTCGCTGTCGATCTTGCGATTGACGACGCCCATCGTGGTCTGCTGCATGATCGCGCGCTGGTCACCCTGCGAGGCGAACACGTTGAAGCCGGTCTTGCGGACCAGATCGTGCCATTCCGCGAGGGTGGCGACTGGCTGCGAGAGATTGTCGGCACGAGCCGGGATCAGGCCATTGACGCCGCGCGTCACGGCTTCGGCCCCGCCGCTGTCCGCGACAAGGAACGTGGCCTGATTGCCCTTGATCATCGTCTCGGTGGTGGTGGACTGGCGGAGCAGCGACTGGCGGGCTTCGAACCCGGCAATGAACTCCTGACGATATTGAATCTGAAATGCGGTCTCAGCCATTACGGCCTCCATGAAATCGGTTGGGATTTCACAGGGCCGGTTGCGGGGATCTCAGACCGAGCCGTGAGGGGCGGTCCTTGAGCCCTTCCGCGGGGCTGCGATGTGTGCCCGCCTACGGGCCTCGGTCGATGCTGGGACAGACGGAGTCCGGGCCAGCAGGAACGGTATTAGGATACCTGTCGCGGGTTTGTCAACCCTTCGCTTCAAGCCTCGAACGCGCGTCCACAAGCTCGCGATAACGGGCCTGCATCTTCTCGTCCTTGTTGTACGCCGCCCGGTTCGTGCGCATGAAATCGTCGATCGTCTTGATCTCGTCGGCGATCGCGCTGGCCTGGTTGGCGCCGGCACCGGGAACGACGGTCGCAAGCGGGTTGGTCTCCAGCGCCTGCGCCGTCAGCCACTTCAGCACGTCAGCATTGTAGCCCAGCGGGAGCCCGTCCGCGCCCTTGCCGAACTTGAACGCTTCAGCGACCGCCGGGGGCAGCGTGTCGAGGTGTGCGGTCATGACGTTGAGGTTGCGCTTGTAGTCCGCGCCCCATTCCTCGCGCAGCGCTTCGATGCTGGCGTTCTTGGCTTCGTTCGCGGCCTGCGATTCCGCTGCGGCCTGCTCTTCGACGATGCCGTAATAGGTTTCGAGCGCCGCATTCACGAGCGCAGGCGGCGCACCGGCGCCGTGCATGTTCGTCAGGAACTGATCGACGAAAGGCTTGTCCGCCTCGCCGACCACGAGCCCGTCAGGGAGCGACGTGAGATAGGCTTCCGGCTTGTCCGGCACGCCCTGCGCCTTGCGGTGTGCGGCGACTTCCTCGTCTGTCGGATTGTCGGGCAGCGGCTTGACGTACTTACCCGCCTTCAGATCGTCCTCGTGGCGCTTCACGCGCTCCACCAGCGCCTTTTCGGACGGGACGCGGGCGAGATAGCCGAGCAGCTTGTCATCGCCGCCGGAGAGGCGCGCGCGCCAGTCGTCGTTGGCAGGCGCTGGCGGCTCGCTAGCCGCGGGCTCAGGGGCTGGAGCGGCGCTTGCCGGCGCTGCGGCTGGTGCCGGAGCGGGCGCAGCAGCGGGGGCCGGTTCTAGCTCGCCAGCCGGTTCTTCGATGATCGTTGCGGGTGCCGTCGCCATTACTTGTCGTCCTTCAGCTTGTTGATATCCATGCCGATCAGGCTGAGGATCTGCGCCCCCACGAACCTGCGGCCCTCAAGAAATGCGGTCGCGTGACTGTCGCCAGCGCGGTAGCTAATGCCTGGCACGTTCGCGGCGGCCCTGATTACCCATTCCATCGCGACGATTTGCTGGCGCTCGGTGGCGGCGCCCGCGTAGGTCGCCTTGATGGCTGCCACGGTCGCGAGGTCGAATAGGGCTGGCTGATCGGCAACGGCCGGCGCCAGTGGCTTTACCTGCCTCACGCCGCGACTCCGATAGGCCGAATCCAATGCACGAACGTGATCTCGTGCCCGTGCGCAGCCACTTTCTGGGCATAGCGGAATGACCCGCGGTCACCTTCCTTACATTGCTCGAACCCAGTGCTTAGCTTGGCCGCGAACAACACGGCCATTGCAGAGCGGAACTGCGAGAATATGGCTTCAACGCCCTCCTCTGCCGCGATTAGAAGCTGCTCGCGCTCTAGTGCGTCGATCATGCCAGTCATCCCTCAAAGAACGCGCTGGTCAAATCGGCGCCACAGCCAATGCAGCGAACGACAAATAACCCGTCCGAGGCGCGCTTGTACGCGGTGAGCACATGACTGCCGCAGTCGCAGTGCAGCTCCAGTGCGCCCGCCGGAGCGCCGAAAAGGTTGCGGATGACACCTTTTGGCAGGTCGCAAGACGGGCATTCCAGGCTGTCGTTGGTGCCAATCGGCGCGATTGCATCCCAAATATGTCTGCACCCGAGGCAAACCGCCTGACCCTCCCAACGAGGAGTCCGCTCTTCGCGGGCCTTCGCAAAGCTGATGACACTCACGCGGCCATCGCCTCCGCATTGAGCGATTGCCCAGCATCCCCAATCTTCTGCGCCACGTCAGCGCCTTGGCCGAGCGCTTCCAACAGCCCAGCCGCCTGCTTCTCCTGTTCGGCCGCTTCGACCAGCTTCTGCACCTCCTCTTCCGAGCGCGCCCACTTCGCGGGCATGCCGATCGACAGGAGCGTGTCGCGGAAGGCGGTGACGATATCGAGCTGTTGCGCAGCCGCTGGATCGACGTTGGCGACCAGCCCGAGCAGCCCAAGCGCCTCCTGAAACTTGGAGCCCTTCTGCCGCTCGATCGCCTCGTGCAGCGGAGATTCGAACCGGAACCCGATCTCCTTGCCGCGAATGCTCTGCGGGATTTCCTCCGCCGGCCCGAACGCGCCGTGCCGCATCAACAGTTCGAACGTCACTTCGCAGGTGGCGCCGTTGTCCTCATCCTCAAGCGGCTCGAACAGGGGCGACGCCTGACGGATATAGTCCTGCACCCGCTGGCCGACCTCATAGGCGGTCATCTCGGGGCCACGCTCGGGAAGGCTCAGCTTGTCGAGGAAAAACGCCTCGCGCAGGGTCATCATGATATCGCGCGCCGCGTCCTTGCCGATCGGGAAGCCCGACTTGTCCTGCGTCAGCGGGCGCAGAACCTCGCCGAGCCGCTCGTCATAGGCCGCATCTACCCAAGTGATGCCGCCGGCATAAACCGCGATGTCGCCCCGGATCGCCTCCTGCACCCCCACCATCGGCGGGTTGGTCGCCTTCTCGCCCGCCTCCAGCAGCGTCCGCGTCATCGCCTGCAGCAGCCGCGCGTCGGGCAGCCCGCACACACTCGCCGGGCTGAAGGCGTACTGCGAACCCGACACCGTCTGCCAGCGCGGAATCACGTACATGAAATAGGACTGGCCGGTCGCTTCGATGACGTGCTGATTATCGACATCGAGATAGATCGACACGTATGGCGTGCGCAGTTCGCCGTCGCCGCGCCGTGCCGTCCAGCGCTCATCGCCATATTCTTCCGCCGCCATGACGATGTGACGGACGTTGAGTTGCTTGTACGGCTCCTTCTTCGGGCCGGTGAGCATGTCCCTGACCTTGGAATGCACCTTGTCGCCGAAGATCTGGCAAAGTTCAGCGCAGGTCGGCTTCCACTTGCGATGGACGGTGTCGATCTTGCCCTCGCTGTTCTCGCACCATGCGACGTCGCGCAGGTGCCAGCAGCGATAGAGCAGGCCGTCCGCATTGCGGTTGAGCTCGACCGTCTTCACCGACTGGCCGAACGCCGCAATGTCGTGGTCGCTCTCTTTGGAGGCGCGCGTGAACAGGGACTTGCGATCGTACATTGCGCGCTTCTGGATGCTCGTCGCGTATTCGAGCCATGCCTTGGCCGGCTGGTCCTCATATTCCTCGCGCTCGGCACGCATCTGGAACCAGTCGATGCTGGTCGGGCGCATCATGGTCCCGAGCGAATTGCCCAGGTCGCGGCGGATGAGCAACGGGTAGCTGGTCGTCAGGTGCGAAGCGAAATCGTCACCGAGCGTGCGCGTGATCGTGAAGTCCGCACGCTCGGGGTAGAACGCATCCGCTGTCTCCTGCCATAGGGACAGCAGGGTACCGCGCTTCGAAAACAGCGTGTCGCCGCGTTCGATGAGCGCTTTCACGTCCATGCGCTAGTTGCCCAGCTTGTCGGACAGGATAGTCGGCGCGCCAACGTTGCCGCCTACCAGCTTCTTCAGACCAATCTTCTTGATCTGCTCCTGCGTGGGGTTCAGCGACTTGATGATAGGCCCGCTCGCGGCCTCAGCGGTCGGCGTTGCCGCAGCAGCCTTCTTCTTGCCGCCGATGCCGAAGATGCTGCCGATGCCGCCGAGAATTTTCGATGCCATGATTTACCTCCTAAGCGTTTCGGAATCGGTGGTCAGGATGGTGCTGGGCCTACCCTGGCGCTGCCTCTGTGCGGCGATCGAGCGCTTGCGGGCGGCGCTGACCTTCGCGTCATCCGCAATCGGCATGACGGGCGTTGGTGCGGGGGTTGGCGTGTCGGCAACTGCGGCTGGCTTTGGCGCCAATGCCTTGCCCGCCAGCCCGAACAGGCCGCTTCCTAGAATCTTTCCCGCCATTTACCGCTTCCTCGTGATGACTTTGGGGACGCGTCCGCCGGGCCGGCCTGTCTGATCGGCCCGCCAGTTCTCCGCATCGGTGATTGCCTTGGCGCCCGCCCACCAGCACATCACCACTGCGTCGCCCTTGTCGGGTGATCGGCCGATGCGCTTGACCAGCTTTTCCTTGGGCTCGAGGTGTATGACCATGCCGCCCTTGCCCGACTTCGTTTCGAAGGTCGGGGCCGTCAGGTCGGCAAGCAATTCCTTGTCGTCAGGCAGCGCCAGCGTGGCACCACCGACGTTCGATGGGTCGATGGCCTCGCGGAAACGCCAGTAAGCCTCAGTGCGAACATTGCAGAACCGAAGCTGGTTGTCGCGGGTTCGGCGAACCGAGTCCTTCACTCCCATGTAGCCGACTGCATCGACGCCGTTCTTGACGAGATGAGCAAGCGCGTCACCGCCCCAGCCCCCGCCAAGATCGACGATCACCTTTGCCCCGTCATGGCGCTTCGCGAGTACCTTGCCCGCCACATCCGAGCCGCCCGGCGTTTCAGCCCCCGGGATAGCAAGCAGATTATCGAACCAATCGTCGTAGCGGGTGGCGATGACCGTCTTGTCGTTGCCGCCCTGAGCAACGTCCACGCCCATCGCACACATCGGGATTCCAACCGGGCGGCGCTCGGTCCAGCGATACATCGCCGCCTTCACCCATTCCGTGGGGATGGCCTGCGCCAGGTCGTCTTGAACGCCCGCTCCGAAGTCGCCGTGCTTGAGCTGCGACCGAAGCGGTTCGGGCAGGCTGTCGATCTTGGCGCGGTACTCAGGCGTGTTGCGGTAAGGATTGTCCTTGAGCGACGCGGGAATGAACGTGAATGACAGCACCTCCCGCCGCTCGCCATCGACGATGTACTCGGCGTCCGGCCCATCGACCCAGTTCGGATAGAGCCCGGCCGAGCCATCGAGCATGACGGCCCAACGCAACTCGCCCTGTTCGGCGTGCAAGGCGTGGTGCGGATCCAGCCATGGGGCGAACCATTCGGTCATCCAGTAGCCATCAGCCGATCGTGGCGGATTGGATGCCAGAACGACCCGGCAACGCTGCCCCTCAGGCCCGCGGTTCCATGCGAGTAGCGATGCGACCTGTTCGCGAAGAAACTCGCCTGCCTCATCGAACGCCATCAGGTCGCGCTCACGGCCGGCGTGCTTGTTCCAGTCGCCCGGAAGCTGCATGCCCGCCAGCTTGAGCGAGCGGCCAGTAAGCCAGCTCCATTCCTTGTCGGTGCCGTTGAACCGGGCGCTGTCGCCAATGATTTCCTTGCCAGCCCTCTCGAGGCCGTCCGTCTGCGACGATTCACGGCGGAATACGATGCTGGACTGATGCTCCTGGCTGGCGAGCCCCATCACGAGATAGGACTTCCCGCCGCCAGCCTGCCCTCCGTACAGCAGGATATCCGCCTTACAGAGATACGCTTCCGTCTGCGGCCCCGGCAACGGCACGAACCGCATGCGCTCCTTCAGGGGCGCAACCTGCTCGACGAGGGCCGCACGCTCGTCAGGGTCCATTCCCCCGATCTTTGCAGCGACCTCGTCGAGCAGGGTCATTCTTTGGGCGCCACCACGAAGGCAATGACTGGCGCGCCGCCTCTTACTTGCACTGCGAATGGTAGTGCAGCATTAAGCGCGTCGCACAATCTCATGCCCACATCGGCCGCAAACGATGTCACGCAGTGCGCCCGCTGCCCCTCGAATTCCCCGAAGGTGCTGAGATGTATCAGGCCATCGCGCACAGTGACCCCGACCGAACTTGGCTCGGGAACACCCATAATGATCGTCACGCCGTGAACACCGTCTGGACGACATCGTACCAGACCTTCACGTACAGCGGGCTCGTGCCGGTGATGATTTCACCCGACAGGAGATGCAGGACGAGGGCGGCATTCGCGACGGGCGTATAGTCGCCCGCAACGGTCGTCATCGAGCCTGGCGCATGGGCGACGCGCGTCTGTGCGGTCGCCTGATCGAGGAAGCCCGTCGTCTCGATGACGCTGGAGCACTGCGCGCCGGAGCCGTCAGTGTACTTCAGCACCAGATCTTCGCCGGCCGCGACGCCTGCATAGGCCGTGCCCGCGGGCTTGTAGATAAGGACACGCTTCGGGATGATCGCGAAGCCGGCCCCAGGCGCGGCGACCAGCGTCTTCGGCGTCGCGTTGAGCGCCAGAAGCTGCGCCGACGAGACGGTGACGGTCGGGCTGGGGCCGAGCAGGTCCTGACCACCGCCGGAGCGATTGAAGACGAAGCGGCCATCGGGCGCGAGGCCGAAGAGGCGGCCACGGATGGACGTGAGGATATCTACCATTGAAGGTACTCCATGCTTTTGTGCTGTTGCTTGGGAGGTGCGCGTTCAGGCCCGACGCGCGCGGGGTTCGGTCAGGCCTCCTTCGAAGCCTTGGTGAGCTGGAACACGATCAGGCGGGCAAGGTCCTGGTCGCCGATGTTGAAATTCACGACCGGCGCCTCAACCGGCGCTTCCTTGAACATGCCGATGTGCTTGCCGATCTTCTCCAGCGCGGACAGCTTGTCCCACTGCTTGATCTCGGCAACGTGCTCGACTTCGCCTTCGCCGCCGCCGGGCAGGCGCCGCGTCACGACCTTGACCGAGGACACGAACGCCGCGGTCTCGTCGTCCAGATCTTCGACGCGCTTCAGTGCGCCGCCGGGGCCGAACAGCTTGCGAATATCCGAGAAACCGATCTTCGCCAGCTCGGCCAGCACCATCGCCTGCGTGATCTCGACCCGCTCAGCCGCAGCGCCCATGATCTCCGCCAGCCGCGCCTTGATCTCGGGCTTTGCCGCCAGTCGCGACGCATTCGCACGGCTGTTGCCAAACCCTGCCGCCTGGTAGGCCGCATCCCTCGATAGGCCATCAGCCAACCCATGCACGAACGTCTCGTGTTGGGGGTTGCTGAGGACAGGCATTAGCCTAGTACTCGATCCACTCGACGAACCACGTGGCCGCGAAGCCCGCCGTGAGTGCGGCGCCGTTGTAGTTGAGGGCGAGGCTCTCCGCGACTCCGCGAAGGATCACGGGCTGGCGCAGGTCGAGGAGGCTGGTGGCCGTACCGAGCGACGTCTGTGCGCCAGCAGTGGTAAGCGTCGAGGATGAGAATTGAAGGGGTAGCACCGTGCCGACAGCGGCCCCAAGGCCAGCAGGCGCGGCGCTGTAGAGGTTGACTACGGCCGTCGCTGCGGCGTTGGTGCTGTCCAGTGCGAACGCCGTGGGGTTGGTCGCCGTGCCGCCAGTGTTCGCTGCGCTGCGCTTGATGAAGTACAGCGTCTGGAGAGCGGCTGCAGTCGACTGGATTTGCAAACCGAAGTTCACGATGGCGACGGTTTTTGTCGCCGAGCCAGTTATCGCGATCATGTCTGTTGGGGTAACGTAGCCGGCATAGCCGACGCCGCTTGCGCGATAGGTCGCGTTGCCAGCAGCCACGCCCGCCGTGTTCGTCGGCTTGCTGAACGCTGCAGTTGCGCCCGTTGCGCCAGTCGGTAGCTCGATACCGAGCCCGCTCACCTGAACGACCGCAATCGGCAGTTCGAACCCCTGCCCGCGACGAACGGGCACCGTGATAGCTGCAGCCATATCGGCCTCCGATCGTGAAAAGTGGTTCTGGCATTCCCATGCTTACCGCGTTCCGAACCCCCGAAAGGGCGTGCCGCACGGTTTGCCCTGACGCGGGAGCATGGACTGGTTACGTACGCTGCCAGAGGTCGCCCGCGGAAATGCGGCACCATGAAGAATACCCGCCAGCGAGTCAGAGCCGGGCCGCGATGTGCCAGGATGAGCTACAGGGTTGCGCGTCTGGGTGGCTGCTGGCGGGGCTCAGCGCTCGACAAGGGGAGGAGCCGGCGCTGAAATGCGAAAGGCGCCCCCGTTTCCGGACGCGCCTCTAGATCATTGCGGTTGTGTATCCGAGTTTTCCGGGGTGTTCAAGTCCCTCGCGCACTCTCGGGTTCGAATACGAAACCTACGGCCTCGCCCTTGCGGGGCTCGCTCGCCTTCGCGAATGCCTCGACCGCTACGATGACTTTCTCCCTGCCTTCGTGCGACACCCGCCTTCCTCTCGCCTCCCCGCGTACGAGGTCGTCAAAAGGGTTTGGGCCAATGAAGATTGTCCACCCTTTTGACGCGACGACGACGCTGCTCTGGTGAGTGAAGATCGGGATCGTCACGTCTCGCCCTCCTCCATCCGCCCCCGAATGATACCCGCAATCTCCTCCGCCGGCAGCATCAAACCGCGATCGTCGAGGAAGGCGGGGTCCATCGATGCGCGGTACACCTCGGCCGCGCCATCTGCGGCTAGGGCGAAGACCGATACGCTGGCGCTAACAGGCCCGCTGGCCACGTCGACGCCTATCACGATCGGCTCGATATCCTCGAACTTCCGCTTCCCCGCCGCCCCTAGCTGCAAATACCCCGCCAGCGTATCCAGGGCTCGCCGGATCTGCGCAACGTTCCGCATCGCCGCACGCCCGCCATACCGCGGCATGCTGTCATGAATCAGCAGCCGGTCCATGAACCCGATCATGTCGCGCGGAAACTGCGCCCTGGCCATCCGCAGCGCATCACGAGCCCGCAACTGAGCCTCCTGACGCGGCAGGCCGTAGCCGAACGTCCCGGGATACTCGCCCGCCCCCGAGCGCTCGCCGTACGACGCAACAACCGACAACGGAAACTGGCACCGGTTGTGCGTATTCCGGTACCAATCCCCCGCGTACCACTGGTAATAATTCAACGTCCCCGACTTGTGCATGCGGTCGAGGTGCGATGACCGGAACCGCCTCGCCTTGCCGGGTCGCTCGCCTGCCCGGTCGATCAACGCCGTAACAACATCGCTGTCATCCTTGGCGAACCGTTCGGGGGTCGCGTCGATGCCGGTCACCTCGGGTGCGTCAAGGTGCTTTGCCGGTTGCCTGTGTGTCGCCTTGCCCATGTGAACCCCGCCCGGTGGAAATGATAATAAAACTATCGTTTGTTGCTGGATGTTGCCGATGTGTGAATGCCGAACACGGCGAAAACGGCCCCTCGCTCATCCTGTGTCGCGCCAATCGCGTTGAGCCCGCGACTGACCGCCGATGTTGCGAGCGTCCGTCGTTCTGCCTGGATGCGATCCCGTTCGCGCAGCCGCGCCAGATGCTCGTCACGCCACGCCTGATTGCTGGCGCGAATTGCCGGAAGCATCTCGGCGTGAGTCTGGCCCTCCCCCACCCTACCTCTCCTCAAAAAGCGGGGAGGAAGGTGCTGGTGCTGGTGCGGCGCGCATCAGAAGGGCACGTCGTCGTCGAGGTCGTCGGCGAACTTGCTCTTGCCCGGGCCCTCGCGCTGTTCGGCCTGCTCCCGCGTCGAACCGCGGGCATTGTCACCGCTCGGCTTGCCGTCCAGCAGGATGATCCGTGCATCAGGCCCCTGCAGCACGACCTCGGTGGAATACCGATCGTTGCCCGACTGGTCCTGCCACTTGCGCGTCTGCAGCTTGCCCTCGACGAGGATCCGCGACCCCTTGCGAACGTACTGCTCGACGATGCCGGTGAGCCCATCCTGAAAGATCGAGACATTGTGCCACTCTGTCTTTTCCTTGCGCTCGCCGGTCGTTTTGTCCTTCCACGTCTCGGCTGTCGCGATCGAGAGGTTCACGACCTTTCCACCATTGGTGAAGCTCTTGCTCTCGGGGTCTTTGCCGACGTTTCCGACGAGCGTTACCCGGTTCATTGATCCTGCCATGTTCGTTCCAATCTGCGGATTTGCCGCACCTGTGATTTTCTACCCGTCTCGCGTTGCCGCACCTGCCGCACTACCCCTCCCCCCTAAAGGGGGAAGGGGGTGGTACGGCAGATTTGCCATGTGGATTCTGCCGCACCTGCCGTACCTTGCCGTACCTGCGATTTTCGGGGTACGGCATCACTCGGCAACCCAGCGGCCGACGACGATGAACGTCTTTTCTTCGCGGTGTTCGTCGAGGTCGTTGACCACCTCCAGAACGCCTTCCTTGATCCATGCGCCGAGCAATTTCTTGACCCGCGCCTTGTCCTTCTTGTCGTCCAGATCGAGGCCAACGACGTTGGCGACGACGTTCCCAGCCCAAGCTTTCGCCTGGCTGTTTTCGCGCCACTTCCCTTCGGAAATGCCGCACTGCACACGCAAGAGATGCGACGTGGAAATGCCCTCGAAAGCACTCGGAGGGGTCCACGAACACGCAACACCGACAGAGTCGCCATTGGCGAGGTCGACGTTGTTCATGCGATACCAGTCTGTCGCGTCGGGTGGGGCGAGGTTCGCCTTGTCGTTGTCGACGCGAAAGAAGAATTTGCGATCCGCCGTGTCGACGCCAAGCGATGTAGCTTCGGTGTCGGACATGCGGTTGTAGACCAGCACGGAGCGCGCCTTGCCGATCAGCGACGATGCGCCGCGGGCGCTGTCTGCGGTAGCCTCGGTGCCGTTCTGCTTGCGAACGTGATGCACGAGGTTGATCGCCGCGCCCGTGCGATCAGCGATGACGTTCCACTCGCGCGCGACGATGTCGATCGCGTTGTTGTCGTTCTCGGAGACGGCATGCGAGCTGATGAACGGATCCACGATCAGCACGTCAATTTTGCGCTCGATCATCTCGGCAATCAGGGCGTCGACGACAGGCCGCGCGATCATGGCGCCGTCCGGTCCTTCGGTGGCGATGACCAGCGGCTGGTCGCGTCCGCTGTCGACATAGAGGCGGTCGCCCAATTCGGCGGGTTCGATCCGAAAGCGTTGCGCGGTCGCGTGGAGGCGGCGCTCCATTTCCTCGACCGGATCCTCAAGATTCCAGAGCCAGACCGACAGAGCGCCCTCGGGCAACCCCTTGTCGTAGAGGTCGCGGCCGGATGCCATCGCCATCGCCTCGCCGATCTTGAGCGACGACTTACCGACGCCGCCAGCTGCCACGTCGACAGACACGAATTTGCGCAGGAGATGCTTGCCATAGAGCCATTGGCGCTTGGGGATTGCTTCTGTAGGGCGCCACGCGAACGGTGTCGCGCGTACCAGCTTTTCTGAGGCTGCGACGACTGCTCTGGTCAACGTGGAGAAAAGTGCCGCCACGTCATCCAGGCCATAGTGCGCCGCCTGATCGTTGAAGTCCGTTCCTTCGGCGCCCTGCAGGTCAGGGATGATGACACGGCCATCTACCGACTTGGCTGCGCGCTCAGCGGCATCGACGCCGTTGACATCGGCCGCCACGACGATCGCGCGGCCCGGGTTGCGCAGTGCCGCGATCTTCGCGGTGTCGAGCAATGCTCCTTTGCTGAAGCCGACATAGACCACGAAGCCCGACGCGGCCTGGATGGTGGCGCCCGTCGCAAAGCCCTCAGCGACAACGATGGGGCCCTGATCGGCTTGGCCGAGCGACAGCACGGATCCCTTGACTGGGGCGCCGGCATGGAACAGCTTTCCGCCATCGGGCGTGATCGCCTGCACGGACTGGATGAGACCGTCGCCGCCGAACATAGGCACCAGCAGATTGTCGCCTTCGCGGCGGCAGCCATATGGCGCGACATTCTTGCGATCGAGATAGGCGTTACCGACGCCATTGACCGGAAGGGCCCGGGCCCAGCGCTCCCGAGCTGCGAGAACGGCATTCTCCTGCTTGCGCTTATGCTCTGCCTCGCGGTGCCGAGCTTCCCGCTCGCGCCGCGCCTGGTCGACATCATCGAGCCGCGGCGCGTTGCCGCCGGTCAGGAAGCGGATCGCCTCAGATATCGTGAGGTGCTGCGTGCCGGCGATATAATCCAGCACGTCGCCATGTTGGGCGCACCCGTAGCAATGATATGTCTGGTCCGGATACAGCACAAGGCTCGGCGACTTGTCCGGATGAAAGGGGCAAACCGCGAGCTTGTTGCGGCCGGACTTAACCAGCTTGCGCGACTGACCAACGACCGCGTCGAGCGGATAGTCATGGCGGATCGCGTCAAAATCTACGGCCATGCTCATGCGGTCTCCAGCTGGTTTGCCGAGATCATCAGGCAGCCATCTTCGCGGCTGATCGCCTCGCAAGCGCCCGCGGTGACAATCAGCCATTTCTTGTCTTCAGCGGTCGGGCAGCGATCCACGAGAGATTGCAGGGCCTCGAGATGCTCAGGCAGGAGGCGCATGGCGTCGATGTTCACAGCCGACCCTCCCTCGCCGGAATCGGCGCGCCAAGCGACAGCAGCCAGCGATTGGCGCCCTCGCGCGTGCGGACGATCGCGCAGGGATGCCCCATCGCGACCAGCCGGTTGAGGCATTCGATCTGCGCGGGGTCCGCTTTGCCCTGGCCGTCTTTCCATTCCAGATAGGCCGTCGTGCCGCTCCAGGCGGCGCCGGTATCGGGGAAGCCAGTGTAGCGCCCTTCCCTGTCGGCCTTGTTTCTGCCCCACCGGCTGGCGATGTGCGTGCCGTTCGGGACCGCGAAAGCGAGGATACCCCGGGCATGCACCCGAATGAAGCTGATCCACGGACCTTGGCGTTGAAGCTCGGAAGAAGGATTCTTGTCCTTCGGCTCGACATAGACACGCGGATCCAGCACCGGCTTGAGCGGCGTTTCCATCGCATCGAGGATGGCCAGCATGTTCATTCGCCGGCCCGCTTCTGCAGCGCGATCATCAGCGCGTATTCGACTTCCTGCCGGCGCCCACCATGCCGCGCGAGCAATTCGTCGACCGTGATCGCCCGCACCGCAGCGATGCGAGCCTGATACAGGAACGTGGTCATTTGCGCGCTGATCTCGGTCCGCGCGACCTTTTTGGCGCCGTGGTTCATCCCACACCCCGCCGACGAACAGCGCGCACATCACCCGTGCGGATATCCCGACGCACGGCGACGAAATACAGTGGATCGACCTCGATGTAGCGAGGCCCGGGTCCGCGCAGCAGCGTCTTGATGTGCGGGCCGGTCAGGATGGATTGCATGTCGTTCACAACCGCTTCCCCAACGGAGCCACAACGCCCTCCGCAACGCCCTTCCGCAACGCCGCCGTCATCGCCTCCTTGCGCCGCGCGTACAGGCGCTCCTGTGGTGTTGCCGGCCGCGTGATCCCCGAGCGCCCCACCCCCGCGCCGTCTGTGTCGTCGCGGTTCACAGGAGCGGCCTGACAACAGCGGCCGGATCGATCGGCTGCACTGCCGCGTCGATTGCCTCGAATGCGGTGCAGCGTGGGCCGCTAGGGCCATCCTGCCGCCACTCGCGAGGGTATTCTGGATCCGTGATGGAATACGCCATCGTGTTCGCCGCAATCGGGCAGCTATCGCCCGCGTCGTCGCGAAAGGCTTGGTCGCGCTTGCAGCGTCCGCACCAGTCTTCCATGAAGTCGGCGCCGGCTGAGCCGCAGGATGGGTGGAAGAGGACGGGCGCCCTCATGCCTGCACCTGTGCGCGCTTAGCCTCACGAGCAGCACGAGCCTCGCTCGGGTGGACGATCTTGCCGTTAGCGGCGTGCCACGTCAGGCACCCGCCATCGATCCAGTCGTCAGGCAGATCGATCGTGCTGCCATTCTCCATGAACGTCGCGATGTGTTCAGGATGCGCCGCGAGATAGCTGATAATCGCGCCGGCTGTTTCCATCCCGCCGACACCAGCTTGCAGGCTGATCGCGTGCGCGGACTGCGCGACTTGGCGGACGAATGCGGTGATTTCCTCGCTCATGCCACCCTCCGCAGCTTGGCATGCGCCCGGCGAACCAGCGGCTTGATCTGCGCCGTCTCGGTGTGGACGATCGCAACGCCACCGGGGCTTTGCGGATGACGAGCCCGGCGAACCGCAGTGACGACATCGGCCGCCGCGTCCGCTGCATCGTCCAGATCGCTGTCGGTTTCCTCGTCGGTGATGACGGAGCGCATCCATGGCGCGGTGACGAGCGACAGGAGATGATCGGGCACGCCGACTTCACCGAGCGCACCAATGGCCCAAGCCGGCATCTGTGTGGCGCCGCTCGCCCAGCCCCGCATCGTTGACATGCGCAGGTGCTTGTCGAGCGCGTGAATGGCCGCCAGCGACAGGCCTTCGTCCGACGCGGCGCGGGCGAATAGCTCTTGCTGCGCTGCAACGGAATTCCGCGCGGGTATTGAAAGATCAGCCATTATTCCGCTCCCGTGATGATGTAGTTCGCTTGGCCATGATCTTCCTCACCCCATCGCCCTTCGCCTGGCCCCTCGCGGTGGCTGTGTGGCGTTTGGGCAAACACGCCGGCTCGTTCTGCGTTGAGGTCGGCGGCGATTTGGTCGAGGCGAGCGCCAGTCTCGCGGGTGATCCGTGCGAGGAATCGGAGCAGGCCCACAGTGATGACGGCGTAACCGGTGCCGACAGCGGCCAGCGCGAGGATGGTGGGCGTGGTCATGCCAGTCCCCGGGCTTCGGCCTCAGCCTGCGACATCGCCGACAGCGGCGCGGGGTCGTTAGGCGGAGCAACGGAAAGAACGCGCGCAAGATGTCCCGAATAGACGCCGACCGCCTTCCAATAGACGGCCATCGGGGCCTTGTGTGTCCGCCAGCATTTCTCAGCGCGGACGCGCGCGTCGACCTGAATGTCGCGCAACGCCTTAGCCATCGCCTGCCGTGTTTCGACCGGCAGAGACTGCATCGCCACAGCGCCCGGAAGCGCGAGCAATGGATTGCGGGTAACTGCCAGCGCGGAACGCTCGCTTTGCTCGGTGCCCACTCAACCCTCCCCCGCCGGAGCGTCGTGTTGACCGGGTGGGGCGGCTGGTGGCGCGGGGAGTGGCTGCCAGAAGGTTGGGTGCCAAGCCTTGTCGCCGGGGACGGTGCGGATACCGTACCCGAGCGCTTGGCTCAGATAACCGACCACGATCGCCTTGCCGGGCTGGTACAACAGCACGAGTTCGCCATTCAGCGGAATGCTGTCGATCGGTTGCCAAGCCCCCATCACGCCACCCCTTCCGCCACGCCGAACGCCCTACCCAGTCCGGGCCATGCCGCTACGGAAACCGGCATGGTGAATGCCGGCTCATTGTTCTGGATCAGTGGACGGTCGGACCGAAATGGTTGTAATCTCAAACGTTCTGCCGTGTTTTGGGCAGGTGTCGGGAGGGGTGTATGGGAGCGGAACAGGCGATATTCGTTCGCCGGGGCGATCGCGTCACGATGGAAGCTGACGGCGACACGCTCACGGACGTTTCGGTTGAAGATCACCTTACGTTGGTCAGGCGAGCGGCCGAGGTCCTTGGCTTCATCGTCGTGCCCGCCAACGGTGTTGACGACGAAACCGCCGCTCTCTGGCTGGATGAGGCGCCCACATTCGGACACCAGCGCGACACGTTCACATGCCGGATCGTCGCCGATGATCGCGTGCATTGGTTTCGCGGACCCGGCGAGCTGCTGGCAATCGGCATGGGCAATGCCGCCCGCACCTATGCCAAGGCGATCCGAGGCAACATCATTGCGTTCCGGAAGCGAAGGAGACGGCTGGCCCATTAGGCTGCCCTCGCTTCGATCCGCTCCAGCGTATCGATCTCTTCGGGCGTCAGATCCGCGATCACCGCGTGCCGCCAGTCGAGCTTTCGGAATATCTCGATCGCCAGCGGTCGCGCCGGCTTCCGGTCACCGCTCAGGATCATGTGGGCGTAAGACGGGCTAATGCCGGTCGCGTCGCAAAGCTCTCTGGCTGTCGGGATGCTCATTCCGGTACCTTCACATATTGTGGAGGCGTGTGCAAGAGCCCATCTTCACAGTCTGTCTAAAGCGCTTTGTGGTGCGCCGCCGCATAATGTGGAGATGGATAAGAACGGCGGCCCCAACAACCTGAAAGCGTGGCGGGAATTCCGTAAGCTGTCTCAGGAAGCGCTGGCAGCGAAGGTCGGCACTACCGGGACCGTCATCAGCATGCTCGAGAGCGGCGACCGCGGGCTATCGGCGAAATGGCTGCGCAAGCTGGCGCCGGCCCTCAATATCCAGCCCGGCCACCTGCTTGACCACGATCCGAACGATCTGCCGACCGACATCCTTGAGATTTGGATGAGCGCCGACCCTGACCAGAAGCGCCAGCTCGTCGATGTAGCGAAAGCGCTGGTTCGCGCGGGCTAGCCTGGCATCCAGGGTTCGCGGGCGCCTAGTTCCCGCTCGTCTATTCCGAAATACTGCGCCAGTTTCAGACGGTCGTCTTCCGATAGGCGGGCGGGCGTACCGCGCCTGATGAACTGCTGAACATAGGCGGCATTACGCCCGATCATCCGCGACAGGTCGGCGAGACTGTCGCCCCGCTCTGCCGCCAACCTCTCCAGCGTCACGCGCACTTGTTCCGTCGTCGCGGTCATGACGCATCATGTCCAATCGCACGGGAATCGCCAGCGCAAATTCACACTGCGCGCGGTCCTGAAATCGGCGGCTCCACAATTTGTGAAATTAGAGCTTGCAAGGACATCCACAATATGTGAAGACACTCCCAACAGCCCAAGCGGGCGTTTGGAGTTGAGACGATGGCGAGTGCTGCTGCAACTGACTGGATCGATCACGACGGCGGTCCTTGCCCGGTCGATCCCAAAACCATTGTGGACGTCCGCGATCGCGCTGGCATCGAAGTCTGCGGCTTTGAAGCTGCGGTGTGGTCCATTGGGAATGACTGGTGGGCTGGCGAGGCTTCGGACCCGGGCGACAACATCGTCGCATACCGCGTCGTGCCCGCATGAAACACACCCCCCTCGCCTTCCCCACCCCGGTCGCGGAGGGGCTATCGGGCCGCTACGAGGTCAGCACGACGCTCGGCCGCAGCACGTCCTACCGCACCGACAGCCTCGATAGCGCGATGCTGCAGCACGAGATGTTCACCCGCGCGAATGCGGCGAACCGGGACGCGCTGTTCAGCATCTACGACTTCCAGACGCGCAAGACGATCGAGGCATGGCGCGGCGGCAAACCGCACGGGCCGGTCGATGCACTGCACCCGATGGAACGCATGATCCGGCGGGCTCGGCTCGCTGGGCAGAAGACTTTTGTGGGAGGGTTTTGAGCATGACGACGCAGCACACAGACCGCGACCACTGGCGCGATCATGCCCGCAACACTGGCGTTCGCATGCGGGCCGATGGGGTGTTTTTCGGAGAGCCGGACTGGTGTCTGCACGGTCGTAACGCGCTGTCCGATTGTGAGGATTGCGAGCCCGCTACAGAAAGCACCCTGCTATCTGCGCTGGAGGCTATCGACGCCGAAGCGCCCGACAAGGAGCCGCGCGCCGGCCCGACCGTGGGCTTCCAGCCATCGAGCGACCCTGAGCAGGACGACGGCAACGACACTGTCGAGGAGGCCTTCCGGGAAGGTGTCGCTCGCGGTCTCTGGGAAGCTGCCCAGATTGCCCGCACCGCCATCGCCTTGGTCCAAGGTGCAGCATGAGCCCCACCATACCCCGGTTGTTGGGTCCGTCCCGCTTGGTTGGAACCAAAGAGAACAAGGATGCCGAAGTCATCGCCACGCTCTTTGAAGCGCTGGAGGCGATTGAAGCGCTCGGGTCGGACGGTGAGCACTCCGGCGACCGACACGCTCGTTGCCGGGAAATCGCCCGCGCAGCCCTCCTCTCCGCGCGGGGCTCGGCAGGGTGAGCGAGAGGGAAAACGTGCTGTCGTATCTCGACAGGCTGGCGGACAGCTATTCCGCAAAGGCTGAGGCGGCTTCGACGCCAACCGCGCGCATGGTTCTGGAAGGAATGGCGCTCGCCCTCTTCACTGCCCACGACCACATTCTTGTCGGCAAGCATGAGGCGGGAAAGTGACCGCGCCCCTCCCCTTCCACCCAGGCATCGCAAACGAGGTTCGCATGAGCGTTCAAGCTGCAATCGTGAGGCAGGGGATGGTGCCGGTGCCGTGCGCAACGGACGGATACCCCGAGCGCAACCGTGCCGCGCTGGATCGCAAAATCCGGCAGACATTCGAGGACATCGAAGCCGCCCGCAAGGACGGTGACGATCGCATGGTTTCCGCCCTCCGCACGCAGATCGCCTACTTCAAGGCCGCGCGCGCGAACAACGATGGGCATCCCTTCCACGGCATGCAAGCCGCCTCTCTCGCCCGCACGGAGCCTTCGTTGTGAGCCGCGCCGAGATCCAGGCGATCTGGAACACGGTGGCCGTGCTCGCCGGGGGTGTGGTTGTCGCGCTGGTTTGGTGGGTGTCGTGATGGCGCCGGCCATCAATATCGCTGGCGACGGCGACGACGCTTTCCGGGCTTCGGTTGTCGGTGCGTCGGAGGTTGCGGCGCTGTTCGACGCGTCGCCCTGGCTGACGAAATTCGAACTCTGGCACAGAAAAAACGGCACGATCGACACGCCGGACTTCGGCGGCAACGAGCGCATCGAGTGGGGCATCCGGCTGGAGCGCGTCATCATCGAGGCGGCGCGCGACCGCTATAGCTACTCGCTGCTCGACACCCCGAAGCGGCTCGACAACGGCAAGGGCCTTGGCGGGCATCCCGACCAGCGCGTCTTCTGCCCCGTCCGCAAGTCGCGCGGCATCCTTGAGGTGAAGACCGCGGACTGGCTGGTCGCCAAGAAATGGGGCGATGAGCCGCCGCTGAATTACCTGCTTCAGAACCAGTCCTACCAAGGGCTCGATGGCTGCGCATGGGGCGACGTGATTGTGCTTGTCGGTGGCAACGAGCTGCGCCGTTTCCAGTACGATTTCCGCCCCAAGATCTACGCCGATATCGAGGCTCGGGTTGCGGCCTTCTGGCAGTCGATCCGCGCGGGCAAGGCGCCGAAGCCGGATTACAGCCGGGATGGCGAAACGCTGGCCGATGTCTACGGCGAACCCGACGATACGGTCATCGATCTGCGCCGCGATAACCGCTCAGGAATCCTGGCGGCAACGTTCCTCGACGCGAAGGAGCGCGAGAAAGCCGCCAAGGTCGAAGCCGAAACCGCCAAGGCTGAGCTGGTCGACAAGATCGGCACGAACGGCGCGGCGATGCTCGAAGGATACCGGATCGGCGCGGGCATGACCAAGGGCTCTGCCGGCACACTCGTCACTCCCGAAATGGTCGGAACCCATGTTGGCGCTCGCAAGGGCTGGCGTCAGTTCAATGTTCGCGAGGTAGCACTATGATCCATTTCGGGGATGCCCGCCTGTCGCGTAGATTTTGGGACAAGGTTTCACCGGAGCCCAATAGTGGCTGCTGGCTATGGCTCGGCTCAGTAAATGAGAAAGGCTACGGCGACCTCTGGTTCGGCGACCGGCTCGAACGCGCGCACCGGCTATCCTACGAATTCCTGAACGCCGACTTCCCGCGCGCTTGGCTGATTTGCCATCGCTGCGACACGCCGAGCTGCGTCAATCCCAACCACCTGTTTGCGGGAACGCCCGCGATCAACACGGCCGACATGCTCGCAAAAGGGCGGCACGTCTCCGGCTTTTCCCAGAAATACAGAGGAGCGAACTAATGGCTACCCAAATTGCAGAGCGCCGCGCTGATCCCGTGACGGTCTTCCGTCAGACCTTGGCCACGCCCGGCATGCGCCAGCAACTCAAAATGGCCCTGCCGTCGCATATCAGCGAGGACAAGTTCATGCGCGTCGCCACGACTGCGGTGCAGACGAACCCCGATCTACTCAACCCAACGAAGGTTGATCAGCGCTCACTCTTTGGCGCGCTCATCCGCGCCGCGCAGGATGGCTTGCTGCCGGATGGGCGCGAGGGCGCGGTCATCCCATTCAAGGGCAAGGCGCAGTGGATGCCGATGGTCGCCGGCATCATGAAAAAGGTGCGAAACAGCGGCGAGATCGCAAGCTGGGACGCCTTCCCGGTGTTCGAAAAGGACAAATTCCAGCGCCTGCTTGGGGACGATCAGCGCATCTTTCACGAGCCATACGAGGAAGGTGACCCCGGCCAAGTTACAGGCGCCTATTCGATTGTCACGTTCAAAGACGGCACCAAGAGCAAGGATTATCTCCCGCGCTGGCGCATCGACAAAGCTCGCATGCAGAACCCGATCGGCGCGAACAGCCTGATGTGGACCAAGTTCTACGACGAGGGCGCGGTCAAAACCGTGATCCGGCATCACGCCAAGCGGCTCCCGCAATCGACCGATATCGACGCGATCTTCGAGCGAGACGAGACGATGCCGCATGATGTTCCCGCCACCCTCGCGCCTGAAGGCGATGTCGTACCAATGTCACGCCTCGATGCGCTGGAGCATCACATCGACGATGTGCAGGAAGACCCCGACGACACCCAACGCGGCGAATCCACCAACCTCGCCGACGCGCTGGAAGAACTGAAGAAGATCGATGCCGCCAAGGACATCGACCCGATGGTGAACGCGATCCTGGGGCTGATGTCCGACGAAGACGGCCAGACCCTGCGCGATGCAGCGGCTGTCCGGCGTGCGGAATTGGGCGGCTAACCGAACAAGCGCCCGGCAGTCCCGCCGGCGCCGGCCGACCGCCATATCCCCCGCGGTCGGCCACATATTCTGGAGAGAGAGCATGGTTGATTGGAATAGCGATCTTCGGACCAAGAGCGGGTCGGTGGGCATTTTGCTTCCTGCCGTGCCGTACGAAACCCGCCGACGCGTGATGATGTGTCGCGACGGCTCTCGCCCGTCGTCCGATCCGAAAGAGCAGACGCGCCCGGGCAAGGAAGTCACGACGTGGCTTTACCCCGAGGACGGCGTTGCGCGCTGTGACCGCCAGGCATCCGACATGGATCTGGTCTGATGGGCAGCTACAAAGACAGCCTCGCCTACCAGCGCTCTCAGCGGCGCCACGGAGACGGCACGCCGGTATTCCCGCTGCCGTTCGCCCGCCAACGCAGCGAGCCGCTACCGGCTGGTGACAGCTTGAGAGGGGAGGGGAATGGTCATGGGTGAGGAAGGCAAGCCAGAGGTCACCCCCGACCTCGCCACCCTGGCTGCGAGGCTTAGCGAGGCGCAGCGGCGTGCGGTACTAACCGCGACGTACCAAGAAAAGCGCGGGGCATGGAGCCCAGCGGGTTGGTATGTTTCTGGCGACAAAAGGGTTCGGCTCAAGCTCACCAGCTATCGCCTGACGCCTGACTATCTGCGTCGATCGAACCGCCTCACCCCGCTCGGCGAGCAAGTCCGCACCCATCTCAAGGATGAAAACCGATGACCGATTTGGACAGGGCGCTTACAACGCTTGCCCGGGCGAATGCGATCGAGCTCAAATGCATCGATCCGAAAGCCGATTGCTATTACGTCCTCGACACCAACAAGGCCGAGCCTGATGTCAACTGGCCGGGTGAGAATCTGTCGCCAGCCGTCCCGTTCGATGAGGCGAAGGCTATCCATAACAAGGCGCGCGCGGACATTCTGCTCGCCTTCGCCGCCGAACGCGCGGGGGTGGGGGAGGAAAGCCCCAAGGACAGAGCGCTTCGATTGGTGCGCGAACTGGTAATGGATCTGGAAACTTGGGAGCCCGAGCTTCTGGAAGTGCTTCGGCTAACTCCGCAGGCCGGGTTGCTGCGCGAATGGATGGCAAAGCCCTCCGCCCCGCCCATCCCGGCAACCTGTGGGGGAGAAGCATCGATCGCCAGCATGGCGCAATTCCTGTGTGACCGGCTGGATAATCTCGACTTCAGCCGGGACATGGATGACTTCGCGAACGACTATAGCGGGCATGTTGATCCCGCACTCTGGCGGCTGAAACACGCACTCGCCGCCCTCTCGCCAACCCCTGTCGCGGGAGGTGGGGAATGAGCTACGACCACATCACCAAGGACTTGTGTCGTAAGGCTTGCGAAGACGTGCAGGCAACAGTCGATCGGACCGCGGCCCTACTGCCCGACCCGGCAGACCGTATGATGGTAGCGATTTCCGCCGCGTCGGGAAGTCTAGCAAGCGCGGCCGGATACGCGGCTGCGCTCGTCAAGCGAGATACTGGCAGCGACCCGTCTCCGGAAGATGTGGTGGACACGCTTTGGCAGATGCTGCGCCCGGGTATTTTGAGCGCTGCTGGCGGGGATCGTAGACCGTTCGAAGATTTGCTCGCGCGAGTATCCAGGGAGTCTCGGGCATGAGCGTCTCGGAAAGCCACAAGATCATGAAGGCGTTCTATCTGAGCCCGTCATATGATCCGAACGCCGCGCGGCCCGCTGATGTTGTTCAAGCGGCGATCGAGTTCGCGCTCGCCCCAACCACCCCCGCCACCTTACAGGTTCCCGTCCCCGCCGGTGCGCGGGAGAGAATCCTTCAGGCGATGTGGGACGCACACCGATCGATGCTCGGTCATGGGCCTTCCTCGATGCCCAAGTCACGCCAAGACAGCCGGAAGCTGTACGGGGTTCTCCTAGACGCCATCCTAGCGCTGCCCGTCGATGGGCGGGCTGGCGTGATCGAGGAATGCGCGCGGTTACGTGCGCTGGTCAGTCGGGTGGATGACGTTCTTATCCGGGTCGTCGAGACCATCGAGGACGAAGGTGATCGCGCCTACCTCGCCAGCACAAACGACGTGGACACGCTGAAAGATTTGCTGCGGGAAACCGAGGCCGAGCGCTATCGGATAATGGAGGCAACCGGTGAGTAAGTCGCCACTTCCTCGGGCACGCGATGGCTGCACATGCATATGTCATCGTCGGCCGGGCGTTCGCCATTTCATCGCGTGCTGCGGAACCAACGTTTCATCGACACGCCTTGCTGCGCGGATTGCCGCCATCCGCAAGCTCGCCGGGGAGGGAGGGAAGTGAAAGATCATGGCAAACCGAGCGCGGTCTATAAGAACCGCCTGCAACGCTATCCGGACACCGTCTGGCTGATATGGTCGAACAAGTGGAATTGCTGGTATCGCTCGGGCTGTAGCGGTTACACCAGCGATATCGCGCAGGCCGGTCTATACGACCGCCAGAAGGCTGCCGAGCATTATGATGGGCCGGTGCCGAAGAAGTATCGCGATACCGAGCCTTTCCCCCTGTCATCGGTGCAGGCGCATATCCGCCGGCGCATTGAAGACGTTCGCCGCGAATTGGCTGAGCGTGAGGCGTTGCTCGCCCATATGACCGCTCTCGCCCGCCCCGCCGCCACCACACCGGAGAAAATGAATGGGTAGAGGCGACCCTATGGGCGATATCGCTCGCAAGGGACGCCGGGCGCTGCGTAACGAAACCGGCGTGCGCTTGACGTTCGACGAGCTGAAGGCGCTGGTAGAGCGCGGCGTCTGGAATCTTATCACGGACGCAGAAACAGAGGATCTTAGAACGAAATGGGCCGCGACACGTCACCTTGCATCGTCGGCGACTACTGGCTCGACAAGCGCCGGGACGGGCTCAGCCCCGATATCTGGCAAATCGCCAGCTACGCTCCCAAGTCTCGATCGGTCGTCTATCGCAGCACTAAGCGCCGTGAGGTAGAGGATGCGAAGCCGATCATCCATGCCTTCGTCACCAAGGAGCTTTCGCGGAAACCGCAGCAGCCCGACGACGCCAAGGTTCTGCCGCACCTCATCCTCTATTATGAGGAGCACGGCAAAGACACGCGCAATTCCGGCCAGAGCGCCAGTTCTATGCGCGCATGGATCGGGTTCTTCATGCAAGACGAGCTGGGGCCGGACGTGACGTTCGCCCAGGTCAACACCCAGATCGGCGAGCGCTTCCAGAAATGGCGGATGGGGGCGCATAGCTATTCGGTGCCGTGGTGCGGCAAGGTCTACGACCACGCCAGCGCCGGCATCAAAGGCGAGAGCGTCCAGCGCAATATCGAAGACTTCCGCGCGGCACTCAACCACGCGGTGAGCAAGAGCCGCGTGCCCTATGCGCCAAAGGTCGGATCGGTGAAGACGGGGCTACGTTCCCGGCCGCGCGACGTGCGCCTCACACTGCACCAGCTTGGGGCTGTGGTTGGATTCGTGCAGTCCCCTACCCTGTTGTCGGACGGCAGCGAGATCGCGCCTGACGCGGGCATGGTTCGCTGGCTGCTTCTGATGATCGGCACGGCCTGCCGCCCGGATGCCGCCCTCGCCTTCAATCCAGAGCTTCAGGACAAGGGCGCCGTGGTGGACATTCACCCGCCAGCATGGCCGCGCACCAAGAAGGTCAATCCGATCGTGCCGCTGATTGCCTCCCTGAGGCCCGTGCTGGACGATTGGAAGGCATCCCCTCACAAGGCGGCACGGACGCGCCGATCGGCGTTCAGGACGGCCCGCCGCGCCATTGGGCTCGACGAGAGCATTGTGCCGAAGACGATCCGCCACACCATCGCCACCGAACTGCGCGCGAGAGGCGTCCCAGGCGCCGAAGTCAGCGGCATTCTCGGGCACCCGGTGCCGGGCATGAGCCGCACATCGGCTGTCTACGCGCACTACGATCCGGCTTATTTGGGAAAGGCGCGCAAGGCGCTGACCAAGATATTCGCCGAAGTGATGGCCCATGCCGACCAATGGCGTGCGGACCATCTGCGGACCAAAAAAGGAAATGGGCCGGTTGTCGTTGTTGACAAACCGGCCCGGAAAGCGCAGATTTCTGCGGCTTGA